GATCGATCAGCTGTACACCGAGACCACGTGGACCGATGTCGCCTTTATCACCTTTGGCACCGGTATCGCCCTTGGCTCCGGTGTCACCCTTATCGCCTTTCAGGCCCTGGATACCTTGGATACCCTGCTCGCCTTTATCACCTTTATCGCCTTTTACACCCTGAACACCCTGGATGCCTTGTGCGCCGGTGAAGTCACCCATGTCCAGCCACTGCGTGCCATCAGAGATGTGCAGGTGACCTTTGATCGAGTAAACCCAGGCTGCGTTGTCAGCAGAGGCAGCAGGCAGATCGGTGGTGTCGTTCAGCGGGCCTTTTGGTGTCAGACCGATACCCTGAGGACCACGCAGGTCACCGAGGTCTTTCCAGTCAGTGCCGTTAGAGCCATAGAGGTTTGAGCCCACCATGGCCAACGCATTCATGTTGTCACCCGCTGGAGGCAGAGCAGACACAGACGCGTAGACGCCGATGATCGACACAGACACACCGTTCTCACCAACGAAGCTACCGATGGTTTTCCACATGGCTTCGTCAACCGACCAGGTATAACCTGCGCCGCCTACGAACCAGGTATCACCTGCCAGGTTGTCCGTGGTTGGGAGATCGCCGATGGTAGGCTTGGTGCCGAGCAGACGAATGTTGGTGCCGTCTTTACCATCCACACCGTTTGTGCCGGTATCGCCTTTATCGCCCTTATCTCCTTTATCACCTTTGGCACCAGCGTCACCTTTGGCACCCTGGTCGCCTTTGTCGCCTTTGATGCCCTGGAGACCCTGGTCACCAGTGTCACCTTTATCACCGTCGTCGCCTTTAGGTCCTTTGAGCAGGCTCAGCGGTAACTTGACCGTCTTACCACCCTGGACCGCTGGAACAACTTCAGTTCCCGTTAACTCGGAAGAGCCCTGCGGGAGCTGACTAATGGGAGTAGTGTTATTCGCCATTACAGTACCTTATTGATGTGTGTTATTAAGAAGCTTCGACAACTAAATATTTACCGTCTTCGGTTGTCAGGGCGAAGTCATTCTCGGTCATGATGGCACCCGCTGGTGTACCAATGATTGCAACAGTTACTTGACCTTCCCACGCACGCGACCGGTTAGTCACGATAGTGTAAATAATGTTGCCATCCTGATCGAGGTTGTCGGGGTCAATGGGATTGGCTACCACTTCGGTAGGATCCAGCATTACCCCGTAACGTTCGTTGAATGCGGCAAGCACATCTGCAACGCCTTGCAGACTCGCCACGGTGAGCACCACTTTAAACCGGAACAGCGACTCCAGGTTCAAGCGGTTGAAATTTGCTAATACACTGCCAACGTACCCGCCACCAGGAATCGCCAGAATCGGGAGATTGGTATCTCCGTTAACCGGATTCAATACCTGATCAGGTGTGCCGAATCGGACTTGGGCAAGCGTTAACGAGGTCTTATTGTCCTTATTAAGCTGCTCAAGAATGATCTGGTCCGATGGCTGTTTCAGGATGGTCATACAAGGTCTCCTAAACGCCGGTTTCGATTGATCATAGTATATTTTAAAAAATACATAACCGAACAATAAAGTGATGCCGAAATCGTATAGTCTTCTACTTTACTGGGGTTGTGTATGCCTATCGTCAGACGCCAAATAAAGGAACAACATAAATCGATTATTCGTCCGGTGGTGATCGATGTGGTAAACGACCTGATTCGTTTCATGGAACTGAAACCTAACACCGACATTATCTTCAATGGCTATTCGGAAATTGCCCTGTTACCCAATGGGATTATCGGCATCAAAACCGACAACGGGAACAAAGAGAATATCCGCACCATTGGCCGTGAACGCATCTTCGTTAATATCGAAGAAGAGGAAACCGAAACCTCGTTGCTGGAAATGCCGGTGACCTACCCGGAGCAGGATTTCATCTTTGCGGATCAGGACATCGGTGTTTTTGTGCGCCCGATTAAGAAACGTGCCGCTATTCGCCTGAACTTCAATAACCGCTTTACCTCACGTGCTGCAGCCGACCAATGGTTGAGCAACATGGAACAGTTATTGGCTCAGCTGGTAAAGGACTATGTCCATGAGGTGAAGTACAACTACGCGTATCCTGATGAAGTGATTGGGTTAATGCACACGTTGTGGAAATATCGGGAAAACCAGGCAGGGTATGAGGAGAATTTCTCGACGTGGTTCCGGGGTCATTCCACCAACCGCTTAACGGCGATTGCGAACATGAACGGGAGCCAAACCGATCTGGTGATTGGAGAGACCATGGATAACGTGGTCGGGGCGTGGGAGTTTGAGCGTCCGCCGTTTCCAACGAAAGCCAATCAGTTAGGCGGGTGGCAAGCTGAGTTCTCGTACCGCTTTGAATTCGACAAAGCCATTGGCATGGTGATTCAGTATCCGATCATGATTCACAACCAACTGCTTGATGACACCATGATTCCGAAACGACGCTTACCGTCGTACCGTGGGAAGGTTTACCAGAAACCTGATCAGCAAACCCGCTATGAAGGCATTCAGCAGGACCTGGGGCAGGAGTACAATCCAAACCTGACCGGTTGGATGATCTCACCGGATTACGACGAATGGCAGCTGCCGGTGTTCGACTACAAGTTCGTGCCGCAATACCAGGTGCTGTTACAGTTGGATCCGAATGACTTGCGGGATGTGTTGGATTTACGGGAGATGGGCGATTACGCGTTTACTGAACGCACCCTTATGTATCTGCGGTATGTTAAGGCGGGTATCTTTGGTCACCATCAAAGCGTGATCCAAATTGCGGTCTTTGAAGACGACGACATGCTGGCGCCCGAGTCACTGGTGTTCGACCCGCTGACCTTTAAGATCCGCAGCACCTATGACCTGAACTTACGTAAACAGTATCGCGTGGTAGTGTACATCGATGCTGACCTACGCCGGTTATGGGAAAACACGGTATCGGATTTGAAAGACCGTGGGGTGTGGACCCAGGAAGTGGTGTCTGTGATCTACCCTGACCGTATCCCGCCTGTGGATGAGAACGGGCGTATTTCTGATGATGACTGGCAGAAGTTAATTGACGGGGTAGACTGGAGTAAACTCCCAGCGACCAATACGTTATACATCGGCCGTTTCACTATTATTGCGAGGAGTGAACGCAATGCCAATCGCTAAACCAACGCCACCTAAACCAAGTGTGCCGTTACCGACGCCACCGGAGATCAAAAGCCCCGCTGTGGCAAACGAAGTCATTAACGCCGGTTACACACCGCTTAAGTCGTTAATGACCTACGCCTCAGGTCGGGCCTGGATGACGACGTTCTTTCGTCAGATCCTGGGCGCCGGCAGTGAACCCATGCCACCGCAGTTTGATGCAGCGTTATCGGTGCAGAGCTACCACTCAATCCGTAAATGCATTCTCAAAGTGCAGACGGAGCTTAACCGCAACCCCGATGGCGAGAAAGGCTTGACCGAGGTCACCGGTGTGGCATTGCTTATGCCAGGGATCATTCCTAACTACGGGGATGCATTCTACGCCGATATCGGTGACGGCAACATGGGTCTCTTTGTGATCCATAACGTTGAGCAGATGTCGATCTACAACGACGCGGCTTACCAGATTGAATACGGGCTGCTGGATTACGTCACCCCTGAGATCGAACGCCAGATGCGTGAGCGCACGGTGCAGACCTCGGTGTATGACATGGATTACGTGCACACCGGCAAGAACCCGATCATCGCCGCTGACGAGTATTTTACCCGTGAGCGTTTAGAGCGCGAAGAGCAGTCGTTGATCGATCAGTTCTTTGGTCAGTTCTTTGACAAAGAGTTAGGGACCCTGTCCGTACCCGACGGTAACACCGCCCGGTCATTGTACGACCCGTACCACACCCGCTTTGTGGATCGCTTGATTGAAAATGAAAAGCGTCCGTCACGACTGCGGATGATGGTGCTGGATACCTCCATGGGTCGGGACAATGCACCGACCACGTTGTGGGATCTGTTGGTGAAACAAGACGTGCGTCAGTTCTCCTACGTTGCCCGCCAGATGCAGCAAGTGCCTACGCGCTATTTCCGTGGTGGGTCAGTGCTGATGGGGGGTGTGGCGTACAGCGGCTTTGACGATGTCATCTATCCTGTACAGAGCAGTGCACCGTTAATGCCAAACGACTTTGTACCGGGTCTTGCTGCAGACAACTCAGGGATGTTCTTCCGTGACCTGCAGTTCCTGACCAGCTACGTCTTCTCTGAGGCGTTCTACATGCAGCGTCGTATCGACATGACCATGTTAGAGCGCGAAGCCCATAATTTAATCACAGGCCAGCCAATTAATGTTGACAACGTGGACCAGCTATTGAATGCGTATTACGAGACGTCGAAGCTGACGCAGTTCTATGCCTTCCCGATTCTGGTTGCACTGTGCCGCACGGCATCACAACGCCTGGTGTGAGGTAAGTCATGTTTGAGAGTCGCCACGATCATTTAAAGAGTGAAGTCAAACGTCTGCAAACGGTCATCTTTGATTGCCGCTATCAGTGTCGCATTAAACAGCGCGACCAGTACGACATGGACACGTTAATCAACCGCGGTATTCCGGTGACCGGGATTGACTGGATGGATAACCTGGCAGATGAGCAAGATGTGTCTCGTCTGCTGACCATTGACCAGATGGTGGAGTATTGTGACAAAGGGGTGAACTTCTGGTTAGACGATCCGAAGACCTACGCCGGTGTCATCTATACTGCTATCACGGATTACATTCAGTACTACGCTGAACTGGCCGATGCCTATCCTAACCTGCCTATTCCGGATCAGGAAGACTTCGAGAAGCTCGATGGACTTGCCACCAATATCTACCGCCTGTATCGGTGCTACGAGCAGCCGCGTGAGATGTCTGGTCTGCTGGGACGTATTGCGATGCGTCGCCGTTCATTTGCCCCGCAGGTTAGTCTGGCGCCGAAACCGCTCATGAACGATGACGGGTCAATTGAGCAGAAAGAGCACAAGTCATTGCTGCCCGTGTTAGGTTATCGTTTCACACCGCGTAAGGAGCCAACCAATAATGAGCATTGACAACACGGCGTTGATCAATGAGATCACGCTCATCGCCGCGAAGCAAAAGCGACCCGGTTACACAATGAATGCGGAGATCTACTTCGACACCACTGTTGTTAACGTTATTCGTGTGGCTAACTTGCTGCGGTACAATGACTACGTGGGAGCGTACGCTGAAGAGTGGACGATTGACTTGGTGATCAACACCGGGCTCTACAACACGTATCTGATTGACAACGCGGACAAACTCAAGATCAACCTCATCATTGTGATGCAGGTGCCGGGTGAAGATCCCGTGATCACGAAGCTGAACATGCGGGCGTTTCCTAAGAACACCGATGACAGTCGTGTGAAGCAAAACCGCACAGCGGACCTGAACCAGGCTGCAGTGGGTGAAATGGAGATCACCACGTATCAGTTCCATTTGCTGGACATTGCGGTGGAGCAGATGCGTACGATGCAAACCGGGGGTAACTATCCGGTCACATCCGCGTCATCGGTGCTGAGTGTGTTGTTAGGTGGTTCGGGGTCGATGCTGGATTTGCCTTTGGAACAGAAGCCGCAAGCGCCACAAATCGTGGAGCCTGATACTCAGGTCGTAAAGAACCTGGTATCGGTGAAACAAGGCACCAACCTCTGTGACCTGGCAGGGTACTTGCAGCAACACTATGGTTTGTACAACACCCGCATTGGGTCGTACTACCATAACCGTACCTGGTATGTCTGGCCGTTGTATAACACCAAACGCTTTGAGTTAGCCCGCGCAACCCTGACCCTCATTAACGTACCGGCTGATCGCTTTCCAGAGATTGAGACCAGCTACGAGACCCGGGGTACCTCTACAGTCGTGTTACTGACGGGTGATGCCAAGTTCGAAGACAATTCCAACCGTCAGCAATATAACGACGGGAACGGAACCCGTGCGATTCGTGCCTCAGCGGTGTCAGGGGATGATGGTCGTGTAGTGGATTCCGGTGAAGTCTTGCTGAAACGTAGTGAGACCAACACCGAGATCAAGACCAACGATCGTCGCAATGGTGTGGATTTTGTTCCTACCACCAACGAAGTCACGGACAATACAGCGCGTGTGTTAAGTCGTACAGCAACCGTTAATGGTACGACAGCACAATTCACTTGGCAAAGCAGTAACCCGGAGTTGGTCTATCCAGGGATGCCGGTGAAACTGCTGTACTTGAAAGGAAACAAAGTGGTGCAGCGTTATGGGGTGGTGACCGCATTCGAATCGAACTACAGTCTGGCCCGTCCAGGACTGATGGATCGTGGGATGCTTTGTCGCAGCGCCATCACGGTATTCATCTCCAACGTGGACGACGAATACAACACCTCACTGTAACCCATGGATGACAGGAGTCACATCCTGTCATTTATGCCGCTTTGAGCTGCAGATGATTTCACACCTACATTACTGCGATGATAACCCCTTCTATCTTTATCGGAGTACTTATGACTAACAAAGCAAAAATGATCCCTGACCTGTCGGCCCTGCTCCTTTCACTGGAGCACGACGTAAAAGAATACCAGACCCGTTTCTTGCAGTGCGATGTAAGCGTCGCCCAGCCCTACCGTTACATGGGTCTGTACCGTTTGCTTGGTTCACCGACCGCTGAGTTTATCAACAGTACCTGGTTTGCGCAGTCAGTAATAGAAACCGAGATGCTGCGGGACGATGTAGAGATTAACACAGCAGACCAATTAGATGAATACGTGAACGATTTCATGCAGAAGCTGGAAACGTTTAATCCGGGCTTTATCAACAACACGTATCTGCGCACCACCCTTGAGCGCGCGTTCAACAACATCTACGATGCAAAAGGATTTAACGATGAAGAGTAAGAAACTGAAAGAAACCATGATGGGTTTCTGTGGCGGGGTAACACTGGCAATGGCAGTTGTACTGATCGCCTATTGTTCTGTGGGCAAAGCGAATGCCTCTATGAGCGCGCCAGACGACCCCTACGCGATTCAATGCCTTGGTGACAAGTGTTACTATATTACCGGCAAAGAAGTCCCTGTGGCGGTGCTGAAGAAGTTAGAACGCGAAGCAATCACTGAAATGGCAAACAACCAGGGCGACGACAGCGAACATGAATAAGTACTTTGCAATTGAGGTGCCGGATGGCGGCGGGAAAACAACTTTGCTGGAATTGATTAAGGCAGAGTTCGACCGTCGAGGCGAGCGGTTTATTGCGTTAGAGGAACCAGGTGAGTCTGGTGATCGCGCAGAACTGCGTCGTATCATGACCGACCCACAGACCACCCTGGACTCCGCCGATAAGAATCTGATTCGTACCCTGCTGATGATGGCAGACCGGATCATGATTCGCAAAGGCGTACACGTAGCGACCCACGTTGGATTACCCATCCTGGCATCTCGTTGCTTCATGTCTACTGTTGTATATCAGGGATTAATCGGCGGGGAGATGGAGCTCGTTGAATTGATCCTGGAACGCGCTAACCTGATCTATCCGGATGTGATCTTTGTGTTAAAGGTAGAACCTGAAACACTAAGACAACGGATGTACGGTCGACGTGAGCTGGACGATTTAGAAAAGACGGTAGCTGAAGATGTTGAACGGTACATGCAAATGTACATCACAGCAGCGCCGGTTATCGAACGCATCACCAAAGGCAAAACCAAAATCATTTACCTGAATGGCAACGCAGCACCCAACGAGGTGTATGAAGAAGCCATGACCCACATCAAGGAGTACATGGGATGGAACTGAACCTGTTAGCCCCACCTAACGAAACCATCTTAACCGAACTGCTGGGTTGGGGTGATGTGCCGTTTGATTGGGTGAGTGAACGTGCTAAGGATTTTGACGAAGCACTCGAACGTGAAACCAGAGGTTACGATCCGGTGTGGATCACTAGTAACCTGCCGCGCCCTCATGACTGCGAATGGAAGCACATTTTCTTGATGCCCACTGTGCCGGCCTCAGAGAAGCATGCAGACCTAGTTAGTGTCATGCGCAGTAAGATTGCCAGTATTGACAGTAAGCTCTTTAGAATCAATTGTGTGCACGCTGGCGTGGAATGCGTCGCGTTTATGTGACTACCCTTAACCTGTGAGATGTAAATATGAAATTAGGCTATTATTACGGCTTGGTCTTTGACAAAGCTGCCAGCACATATGCCCTGCAAAAAGTTCAACGTATCAGTAACGGTGAATCGGCAGTGGAAGCCTACACACGCTGGGTGAAAAAACTGGAGCAAGAAGACAAAGGTCGTTATACCACAATGGGTCTGACCTTTGGTGCCTTGCGCGTTGAGTACAATCACAAAACCGGAATGGGTACCGTGAAGGTCGGGTTCTCTGAAGTTGCTATGGTGACCCCACGTCCTTCTATTCTGTCAGTCGGATTCACCGGGGTGGCTAACCGCCCCATGTATCTGTCTGGCAAGCCTAACCCATTGCATGATAACACAACCCTGTCGCAAATCCGTGATGCCATTTTTGAGCATATTGCGGATGCGGTCTGGGTGATGTAGACGAGGTATGACCATGATCAGTTTACACACGAATCAGGGTACCTTTGACGAGTTAGTGGCGCTGCAGGAAGCGAAACCGCACAACCGTGGTAAAGGTGATCCCGCGTTCAACAAATTCCTGGCGCGCTTAAACGCAACCAAACAACTGCTGGTCCTTGCGGCCAGCACTGGTCGTCCATTGAAAACCGTGTCAACGGTGTTCTATGTTCACCTGGCAGCAACCGAGATCGGGACCGCTATGGTCACGGATCTGTTTCAGAAACTCCAGCGCCGTGTCCGCAAAGACTTTATGCTGCACGAACAACCCGAAGGTGTAGAAGTTAAACCGTCAGCCATTCAACTGCGTTTTAACTTCTATGAACAAGAGGGCGATTGGTTCGAAGCGGTCACCATTCAGTGCTACGGTGTCTGGAGCAGTGCCAAGCAAGACTACCTTACTGCAGTATTGAATGAACTCAAATAACGGCATAAGCACTTACCCTTCCCTTGCGGGTTGGGTAAGTGCAGTTATGCTGATCTTTTATTTTTTGGTATTAACCTACCAATTCCAACACTGGACGCCACCCCACGTTAGGGTTGCCTGAATCGCGTCCTAAGGACGAAGCCGTCAATACCGACTCGTACCCAATACACATGGCATTGCTCTGGTTAGAGTTGAGCTGCTGCACCATACAGTGCTTACCCGGAATACCCAGATCAAGTGATGCCCACTTGCTACCATCAGGAGATGTTGCGTTGGTGTTCTTATCCACCGATTGCATCATCCGCCCCCACTCAGACGGTTTGATATCAGCTTGTGCCGCCCAAGGGTAGTTGTTCGAGATACTCGGAAGCCGTATCAGGAACGTGCGTCCTTTAACAGTAATTGTCTTGTACTGATTAACCCCTGCAACAACACTCTGGGGTCCGTTACCGTTTACGCCAAAGACAATGCCTTTGCTGTAGAAGGTAGTCCAGGCAATCCCAGTGGCCAAAGTCAGCAGTGGCCAGAACAGGATCTTACCGTCGACTTCAAACTTAGCCCAGTTAGGATTGTTACCTGAGGAGGTGAATCCAAACATGGTGCACAAAGCAGAACCGGTAATCATTTCATCAGGGGTCAGTAAGCCGTAGTAACTGGTTGACTCGCCTGTGTCGCTGACATACGCCTTCTGTGTTGTGGCGGGACCCGGTCCTGTGACGCCTCCGGTTGCACGCGCACCTCCTAGCATACACTCTAACATAAGTGACTCCATGAATAACTGAATACATAACATCGGCATAAAACCCATCCAACCTCCGTCCGCAGACAGAAGTCAGACAGGCGAAAACTCCAGTTCAGAATAGTCAATTAGTTAAAGTCGATCAAAGAATACGGTTACGCCGGTTAGGGCTTGTTTTGGTTTTGGGGTGTTGAAGGCGAAAAGCCTGATTTAAAAAAGAGGGGATACAGCATCCTGTGCATCCCCTTAAAAAGAACAACAAATTGCATTTCTGGTCATACAATATACAGTGTTAGCCAAACCAAGGGTTCGCACCACCTTCTGCCATTGTGTCACCGGCCACGTGTTTACGTGACATGTCTTTACCATTGATGTCGTCCAGGATACCTGCTTCGCTGAACTTGTACACACAGAACTTATCACGCTCAGGGGTAATAGAGATCGTACGGTGCTTACCACGTTGCACACACATGTACGTTTCTTCGCCCACACGCACCAGGTGGATAATGATCTCCACATCCACTTCCTGGTCAATCTTCGTACAGTTATCCCAATACCCTTTGTTCGCCGTCTCACGTGGCAGGTCTTCTTCCATCCCGTTACGAACCAGCATCTTCGCAGCCGGACTTAACTGGTGAGGAGTAATGACACAGATACCACGGGCTGATGTGAAGTTACGCACACGACGGAACAGGTCACGGTACTCTTGGCCCGCTACCCCTTTCTCACAACCGGACTTGTTGAACATCCCCAGGTAGTCGATCGTTAACAGGTGGATCTCATAACCCATGTTCTCAAACTGCTTGATACGCTCGAACAGGTTACGGTAACCAAACTGTGACGGGTCAACACGACAGAAGTTCACTTCATAGCCGTTAATGGATAACGCTTCCATGACTTCTTTCGCAGCCGTGGCTTCATCGATGCTCTGGTGATCGTGCACCAAACCATCCACGTTAGCTTTAATACGCTTCCACCAAGACACCATGTTATCGGTCATGTTGTTCTCAGACGAGATGTGCATGATCATTGGTTTCTTTTTCGGGTCACGCATATATGGCTTGTTGTGTACCGCGATCTGACGTGTCAGGTCCATGGTGAAACCTGATTTGTTGTTGTGCTGCAATGCACCAATCAACACAAACTCAGAACGACGGAACCCACCGACTTCACCCAGCATACGGTTGATACCCTGGAAGCCCGTGCGCAACACCCCAAGGGTAGACGATTCTTCTTTCGCCTGCTTAAAGATGTGGCTCACCGCATTCAGGTCGCTGACCGACACTTCACTGACTACCGCCGGGTCAAACTGATCCGTGGTGGTAAGGTTCAGTGTTTCGATCTCTTCCATTAACTTGCCAACCGCGGTGTCAACGTCAACGTCTTCACCACCGTAGATAATAGGCATCGCTAACTTCTTGATCACCGCTTTGGCTTTACGACGGTTATCCCAGCTTTTCAGGTCACGGAAGATCTGGGTCACAATCTGGTTAGCGCGGTAGGGATCATCTTCACTTGAGTTGATGCCCATTTCCAGGGCTTGATACGTTGCCGCGTCTTGACCACAGTCATTGAGTAAACGCTGCATTAAATCTAAACGGTCTAACGGTTCATGCTTGCCACGACCAATCAACCAACGGATCGTTTTACGCAAAGCCAACTGCACAGAACGCATTTCATCGCTACCCATCGTTTCGACAGGTGCCGGAATATTCTCCATGAGTTCATCAACAAACTCGCTGTAATCGTCACCAGCTTCACCACCAACCACGGAGTGTTGGTAAAATAACGTAATAATCTTTATGAGAAGCAAACCAGTGTCCATCACGTTCCTCGTTAAGGTGAAGTTATGTTCAAAGAAAAAATTGTTATCGCCCCCGCACCGATCCTGCGAGCGTTGCGTGATAACCAGCTACCGTTAAAGGTGTTACTCGAACCAGAAAAATTGCTTAGTATATTATCCGTTCGTGACGTCATTTTTTACAACGTCCTGAACACCATGGTATGTGGTCTGGATTTCCGCAAGTCACCCGCGGCGTATGCTAACGGCTTAACTAAAGCCCTGGCTGAACTCCCCTACTATTCTAATGGACTTATGGATGTCTTTACACAAGAAGAGTGGATAAAGTTCATAAGTACATATGAGAGCGACGTGCGAGCGGAGCAATCAGGGTTGAACAACCGGACGGTGTACGAGTATGCCACGGGTGAGACCTATGATGTAGAGGCGCACAAAAACGGTGAAGCCGTTGAGTACGACTTTAAGACCACTGTGTTAAATGGTGATACCGTCTGTGTGATGGTGGTACCGCGTGAAGACGCTACGTTGACAGATAGTATGCTAAGTCAGCGTTTGCTGCGTCAAGTGCTGTATGCTATGAACTCCATTACTGCGAAAGCGGATGAGTATAAATCACTTTACGTGGGTTATTGCACCAACTTAGTTAGCAATGCGATCGCGCAACGCAGTGTTTAAACCGAATAATAATAGTATGTTACTAACTACGTTATGACGTACTGTTACCCAGAGTGTTAGCGCAACACATATTCGGACCGGTAACCCTGGCTCCGGGTGTAATCGAAAACTTATATAAGTTATTGAAGGAACTCCAACATGGCATTAAAAGTTCTCCATACGCAGCACAGTGCTTCACTGTTCAGCCGTATTCAAGGTGCAGTACAGAACGGTCAGTTCTCGGTTGCCGATGGCGTTGTCGCAGGTTACGGTCTGGAATCTCTGGACGACGTAAAAGCAGGTCAGCAGGTTTCTGCGATCGATGCTGCGAAACACGCGCTGAAATCAGCTGCTGGTGTTGGCGGTGCGATCGAAGCTGGCCTGGAAGGTTTCAACGACCAGCAGCTGGAAGCGGGCTCAATCGCTGCGACCATCGTTGGTGACCTGTCTGGTTATAGCCGCGCAATGCAGTCTCGTGCTGCTAAAGCGATGAGCGATGGCTTCCAGTCTGTTAGCGGTTCACGCTACGGCTCAGCCAACCCGAAACAGGGTTATGGTACTGAAGCGTTTGAACAGGCTCAGGAATTCGTTCCTCAGCAGGCTCAGACCATCGAGTACAACATCAAAGCGGCTAAACAGGACCCGGTTGGCGAAGCGTTCTTCCCTACCACTGTTCTGACTGCGAACGACATCGGCCTGGACGTTAAGATCCCGGTTGACATCGTTGAACCTTTCGTCAAGCACAAAGCCACTGGCCAAGTGACTGACTGGCAGCGTAAGAAGCTGATCAACACCCTGCGTGATCCTTCTATCCTGCGTAACGACGCGGTTAAACTGCTGCCGTACAAACCTGCTGATAAGTCTAACGACCAGTGGTTTGCTGCCGGTACTGATTTCACCGAAGTGCAGGGCGGCGAAGATCTGCCAACTGCAGCTCTGAAACCAGGCGTGCGTGTAGGCTTCATCGGCCTGTGCTCTACTCCTTCACTCGTGCAGAACGGCGTGATGGACCACACTGACCAGATCGACAACAACGTCCGTCTGCAGTACGTGTGGATCAAAGTGAGCAACGCCGGTGGTACCACTGAGCTGTTCCGTCTGCGCACTGATAACCTGGATCGTTCTGCGTTCCAGAAAACTCAGGAAGGCGACAAGTTCCAGACTTCTCTGGACCTCGACGTTCTGGCATACCAGCTGAACGCTGGCCAGAAAACTGTTGCGGGTTCTAAGTCTGTCCTGCTGGCTCCGCTGACCACTGGTAAGCAGACCGTAGGCATCGCGCTGAAAATCAACGGCACCCTGAACCACGAGAAAGGTGACCTGGTTGTCAACGCCCTGGAACAGCCGCGCATCAGCCGCGTATACGACAACGATGCTCGTGAAGAAATCACGAACACCGCTGCTGTACAGACTGAGATCGCGAAACTGACCTTCGAATTCGCTGGTTACTACATCAAAGCTAACCTGCGTAACAGCAACTTCCGTACCCGCGAGCAGCGTATCGACCGTCAGACCAGCACCTATAAGTACCTGGTGCAGCTGGGCGCGCCGATCACTGCAGTAGCTCCGGCTACTAACGACTGGGGCCCGGTTGAAGCTGTTGCTGTTGAGCAGCTGTCTACTGCAACCTACGCACGTAACTCCGCAATGGCTATCAGCCGTCTGCTGGACTACGTTGACTCCATGCGCGCTTCTGGCATCGCTAACAACGCCCTGTGGCAGCGTTACGATGAGAACGCCGTAGAAGGCGTTGGTAAAGCAGTTGTTGATGCCTGGTTTGGTGAAGGCGATTACAACATCAAGGATCTGGTGAACTCCACTGCGTCACACATGCGCCGTGAAGACATCAGCGAGCAGCTGTTGAACATCATCCGTAACTACGCCTACCGCATGAACGCCGAATCTGGTTACAACGTAGCCATCGGCCTGCTGTACAACGAAACCACTCCGATGCTGCTGATCGGTACCGACAACATCATCGCGCAGTACCTGATGGAAGTCGGCGACCTGCGTACCGCTGGTATCTCTTTCAAAGTAACTGTTGTTACCTCTAACAACATCGAAATGAAAGGCAAAGTCATCATGACTCTGTCTCGCATGAAGTCCGGCGGTCTGGACCTCTGCACCTTCGGTATGCACCTGTGGGTACCTGAAATCGTTGCAACCGTTAAGATCATGCGTAACGGTAACTACGTTCAGGAAACCATGGTTCAGCCGCGTAACCTGCACGTTGTTGTGTGCCCGATCATCGCTCACCTGACCATCTCTGGTCTGGACGAAGCGTACACCGGTTCTATCAACATCCCGGTTACCACCGGCGACCTGGCTGCGAACATCGCTCAGACCGTTCTGAATGGCCTGAACGCACAGCCGGCTCAGGGCAGCTAAGCTAGCAATAGCTTGACGCCTACGACGTAAGTCGCGTAATCCAGGATCCTCTCTACTTCGGTAGAGGGGGTTCTGGTTTTATGCCGGCCTAGCTTTAATAACGAAGTAAAAATATTTCATACCTACATTACTAATGTGTGACAGCAGACATGCTAGTTCGAGCTAAGCTGTTAGACGGAAGGTATCGTCATGACCAACGACCGCCAATTCCTTGTGGATGATAGTAAGGATAAGTTCTTCGAATACGATGCAGACATTAAAACGTCGGTAACGATTCGCAGTAACTTGCATGTCCCATTGGTGGTAAGACAACGCAATGGGGTGAGCGCCGCTATCCGCCCCAAATATGGGGCAGGGTATCATAGCGGGAATATAGTCGTGCAGATTGAGGTTCTGGCTAAGCCGGAAGTATTTCTGTACATTGATAACCAATCTATGGAGTCTCTGCCAGAAGAATACCAAATTCTCTATCAAGCTATACAGACAATGAAAGATCGGGGTACCCAAGTAGGTAATATGCACTTTGCGCGTATTAACTTAAAGTACAGCCGAGAATTCTTTGATCAACACGGTGGTGAGTTCTACTCCCCGTTAGCTGACGTGGTGTTGTCCCTAAAGTCAATTGAACAAGTTGGCGAACATCCGTTCTCACTGACCGCTATCCAACGTCGACAATCAGACCGGGTGACCCGGGATTACGATAACCTCGTGCTTTATGGTATCCAATTGATTGATCGATTCGACCAACTCGGCCCCCGGTACATGAATATCGCTGGAGACGTTTTCCGTATCGACCCACTGCCGCTTGATGAGTTCACTGAACAACAAGCAGACGGTTTGTATTTGTTGGGTACGCAGCCCATGCGAAGTGCTAAGGACATTTCGAACAGTGCACGTTCCGACTTTATTCCCCTTGACAAGTTATTGAAAGACCCCAACAAGTACGGAGTATGGTCGAGCTTTGGTGAAGCACGTCATCAAGGTAATAAACAATTGGAAACCGCACAGAACGCCTTGGAGGTCGCACAGCGTGCCGGTGAGAAGAAAGACCGTCAGATTGAGAATTTAAAGAAAGAGCTGGACGAGGCCAAAACAAAGCACAAGCAAGAGGGTAGTCTTGTGTTGCATAAAGGGATGACGGAGTTAATTAAACTCGCAACCGCTATGATTGGCATCGTTAAATTATTAAAATAAGGTAACATCATGGATCCATTGCTCGAGAACATACTGAAGCCCATCATCGTTAAGATGAACCCGGATTTCTACGAAGGCCTGGTGAAGCGTGAGATGGACAAATCTCTGCATTACCTTGACCGTGTGTTTCGTAGTGCTTTTGGTAGTTTAGGATCTAACATTGAGTACGTTGGGTATCGCTGTTGCCGCCCTGATGAGGAATACCGTTTCAAGCTAAAACGTAACGGTGGGAACTCCGCATCGAAAGTGCGTTATGAGTTGGCCCGATCGGATTTGCGTCTGGTGAAGTTTGACTTCATGATTGACGGTAAACCGATTCAGCCTTTGCTGTTGTATGTGCCGTATTGTGACGAGACTGGGTTGATGCATTTGCGTGGAACTGCGCACACCATCTCAGCCGTGGTAGAAGACCCGGGCGTATCCATTACGCAAGACGGTTGCTTCTTCCGTGTTACCTGCGACAAGATTGTGATTCGTCGTACCGTGCACACGATCTGTAAAGATGAAATCAACATCGTGCAGAAGCGTAAGCGGGTACAGAAGCACATCAACATCCCGTACGGTAAGATCTATCGTGCGAAACAGCAGAAAGCCAACACCAACAAAAACCCACCCACACCTTCATTGCCACATTACTTGTTTGCCAAGTTTGGGGTAACCCATGCGTTTCGTCATTTTGCGCGTGTAGAAGTGGTGTATGGAACGGAACTGGAAATCACCCCAGAGACGCATCCAGACAGTGAGTGGACGCGGTACTACAGTACTAAGGTTAACCACCCCAACAACAAACGTCCTATGGATTGGGCGCCGTCCAATGCCGCTATGGCTGTACGGGCAATTAACCCAAGTAACCTGACTGAGATCATGGTGGCTGGGTATTTCTACGTGGCTGACTGTTACCCACAAGAGTTTGTGCCTGGCTTCTCTGACGAACCAGAACACTGGCGCTTGATGATGGGTAAGATGGTGTTTAACCGTCAAGTCAAACACGTGCAGATGTCAGACTACCTGCGTCCTCACTTCGAGTCGTTAGACACGTACCTCGATGCAATGGCGCAAGAGAACCTGGCAGAAGAAGGGATTGTGTGTGAAGACATCTACGAGGTAATGGCGTACATCATTGCCAACCTGGATAGCATGATTAACACGGTGAACCTGGCCAGTGTTTATGGTAAGAAGTTGGCAGTCTTACCCTACGTGCTGTCGCCCATCGTGCATGGGATCTTCTACACGAAGTTCAACTTGATGCAGCAGTGCAAGCAGTGGGATGTAAACCAGGAAACCGGTGAGCGTAAAATGCGCTTTACAGAAGCTAACTTGCTTGAAGCCTTTAAGCAGAACTTGAAGCCGGAGGTCATTTACAAAGTAAAAGGTGCTGACCACGGTGAGATCAGTTCTATCGCGGCACCGGGTGATAACAAGCTGTTTAAGATCAACAACAAGTTGGTCCTGCAGCAAAACGCGTCAGGTGGCAAAGGACGTCCCAGCACATCACCGATGGCTGATGACTCCAAGGGGCTCGATGTCAGTATTGCAGACTGTAATGCATACTTACACAGCACCAAGCCAGACCCCACTGGCCGTTCTATCGCAAACCTGTACAAACCACTGCCGAACAACCGGTTCGAGCCGTCGGTCAAACACGACAAGTTGTTTACTGCTACACAGGCAATCATTACGCGTCGCAATATCTAACACGCCTTTACCTGTATGAGTAACGCTTGTAACCGCTTTCACATTTAAACCACGGACATTTATTATGCAACCTTTCTATCAGCAGCAGCCGATGAACATGTACCAGCCTCAGGGTGCGCCGCAGTTTTATCAACCACAGATGCCACAACCGCAAATGTGGCAGCAGCCGCAGCCTCAGATGATGCAACAGCCTCAGCAGCAACCGCAGGTATCGCAGCAGCAAGTGATGCAGGCGTTAGCAACGTATGTTCAGCAGGCATCTAATGCAACGCAGATCGGGGCATATCTGTATCAGCGTTCATCTGGTCAGAACTGGCAGGACCCTGAATTCCAAGGTGCGGTTCAAGTAGGTGTTGCTTTTGTTATGTTGACACTGCGTACAACGCCAGGTCTGCCGATTCAGCAAGTGCTGAGCCGTGCGGTCACGGATACGTACAGCGTGATGGTGATCATGAGTCTGGGTGCAAACCCGGGTATGGTAAGCACCATGCCGCAGCAGGTTCTGCAAGAGCTGTTACAAGACATTCCCCGTCTGCAACAGCAACTGAACCAGGGTATGCAGTTAATTGGTAAGAATATTCAGATCCCTCTGTCTATTCCAGGTTACCAGGTAATGGCACAACACCCTACGGTTCAGCCGATGATGCCGCAGATGATCCAGTATCAACAGCCGGGTATGCCAATGATGCAGCAACCAAGCATGCATCAGCAGTACGGTATTTCGCCTATGCAGCAACCAGGTCAGTCGCAAGGCGCGCACTTAGGTTACAGCAATGCGCGTTCTATGGTGCCACCTGCAGCCGCTGACAACCATCTGGGTGTCGCACCGGTGAAGATTGCACCACCGGTCGCTAACGCCACTACCAGTAACGATAACGAGCTCGGTATCACGGCCCGTCAGGTAAGCTATGGTGTACACAATCCTAAGCCACTGTTGGCTGAAGATCCGTTTGCGCCACAGCCTGCACAACAGCCGCAAGCCCAGTCTCAGCAACAGCCTGAACAACCACCGACCTTTAACCAGGGTGTGATGGAACAGTTCAGTACGCCGTCTCTGCAAACTGCGATCGATAACCAAATCAATCAGCACTATCCCAGCGACATTAACTTTGACCAAGTGGCTGAGTTAAGCAGTGAAGAAGAAGACGCACTGTTTAATCCGCCGGCTGACGAAGATTCCCGTCCGATGCCAAGCATGACTGAATTGTTTGCCAGCTCGTTTGGTCCAAACAAAGCAGATCCATGGTCCGCACCGTACGGTGGTGTTGCAGGTGAAGTTGTACCTCAGCAGCACATCGTTCAGCAGCCTGAGCCTGTGGCACTTGCTCCGGTTAATCAAGCGCCTGTTGCGCCTGTTGCTTCTACGCCGGTACTCAGTGAAGAAGGTCTGCCGGATGGTTGGCTCTACACTGAGAAGTATTACGATGCACCGTCGGCTGACTTCTATGCAATCATGAAGAAAGCCCGTCGTCACAAATCCTGTCCATGGCCGATTGGCTACGATCGTCGCTATTGTACGCGTCTGTATCGTTACATGGAAGATGGCTCAATCGAACAGAAAATTGTTGGGGTACCTATGGATCGTCTCAAACACGACATCAGCCTGCTGGATACACCAGTGCCGACTGATAAAATCCGTGATGCGGAAATGGCCGACTTCGGTCCGTTGACGATCACCGGTGTCGGTGAAGCGGTGAAAATCATTAAAGACCCAGAAGTGACGCCAGAGATCCTGGAAGAGAAACTGGGTGCGGACAGCATCTACACCATCGATAAGCCGGTGTATGCGTTGTCACGTCAGGAAGCGATGCTGCTGGGCTCACTCAAAGTGAAACCGATCATCGATGAAGAGAAAACCAACGTACACGGTTTTGAAACCCAGATCCGTGAAATCAAACTCATCACCCAGCACGCTGAACTGACTACCCTGCTGGAAAACCCGGATATCAACGCACTGACCATTGACTCAACGGTTCCTGACCTGATGCAACTGGCTGAAGCGATCCGTAATATCCGTACCAACAACTACCTGCCGGAGCGTGCGCTGCGTAAGATCACGGATTACATTCGTGACACGCTGAACGAAATGCTCTACGCAGACTACGGCTATGCCGGTGAAGTTGAACTGGAAAGTGAGCAGCCGCTGGAAGATGAGCTGGTTGAGTTCATTATGTACATGCAGAAAGACCCGTCTGATATGGACGTGTTGGATCGCATTCACAAGAACTGGGAAAACGTCCGTTCACGCCTGTGTAAAGTTCTGACCGGTAATCCGCTGAAAGCTGCGCAGATGCAAATCGCGAAGCGTTACAACGGCACCGAAGAAGAGCAGAAGATGTTGGTTGAGCAGATGTCAACCGCCGTACTGCTGGAAGTGGCGTACAGCATCACCACGATGAACCGTACTGCTAAGCAGCTGCGTGCACATGACAACCAGCCTGCGTTCGTTACCATGCGTTCTGAGCGTCCTTATCTGCATCAGCTGATGAGCGACATCAAGAAACGTGGTAAAGCGACCGGTAGCGTTGTGACCAAGCACATCATCATTACCCGTGACGGTATTGAGCTGGGCTTCTCACAAGCCGGTCTGGGTGCAGGCGATACCTTCCCAACCTGGTACATTAACTAATCGCATACGGCGAGGGCTTCGGCTCTCGCTTTATGCCGTCCTTTCTTTCTACTGTAAAACGAGACCTGTATGATCACCAAAGAACAATACGACGCGGCCGACGCCTATCTGGATGAAAATAACCAGACAGCGTGGGTCGACTTAAGCAGCAGTGCAACCGAAGTGAAACTGGACGGGTGGTTCACCCTTGCGGATCTGGAAGCTGTAATTACTATGAAGAAGTACTTACTCCAGAACCCAGAGGCGAAAACCGATGCGTGATCAACACTATGCAGCCAACTCACAAGTCATGCGCGATATCTTAGCAGAAATCGCCATGGACAGCTCACTGACGCGTTTACAGCAACGTGATCATGAGTTTGTATTGGCAGAACTCTCACGTCGCATGCAGGCCCGCTACGGCATCCAGGTAGCGCAGTTCAAACTTAACCCACGGGATTCTACCCGAATCACTGTGGATGCACTGGGTCAGGAGAATGTGTGCGGGAGTACACTGACCACCCACTTTGCAAATACCGCTTTCATTTCTAAACGCAAGCATTATGCGTCGTGGAATGTTAACGCCCACTAACCGGCATAAAGACCGTGTCCTCTTCCTCCTTGCGGGGGAAGAGGCACGTGTCTCACTTATGCTTTCTTTTTTGGTTTACTGCTTACGAGAAGTTCAGCTCGTCGTCAGCCGCCTTGTCGTCCTTAGAGTCTTTGTCTTTCCCCTCTTTGGCTTTCTTGGCTTCTTTCTTCTGCGTGCGCTTAGACTTGCGATCGCGACCCTTCGGTTTTCCATCACCGGCATCAGAGAACTCAAGGTCCTCGTTACCGTCGCTGTTCTCATCGAAGTTAAGGTCAGAATCGTCGTGACGCTCGCCATCTTTGAAGTCCATGTCAGAGTGTTCGTCCTGACGGTGTTCTTCAAAGTCTTCTTCATTAAGGTCAACCGGTGGTGCGTCTGGATCGATTGGGTTGCCGTCTTTATCCAGCTCTGGTTCAGCAGGTTCAATCGGGTTACCATCTTTGTCCAGTTCAGGTTCAGGTACTTCATCTTCTGGGTTAGGTTCGCCTGGAACACCTTCGCCATTCGTTTCCGTAGCTTTACCTTCCTCACCTTCTGTTACTGCTCCGTCGGTGCTTTCTGCACTGAAGAGACTGGCTTCTGCACCTGCATCACTGGCAGCTGCTTCGCCCGTTGCCCCTTCGCCAGCATCTGCTCCAGGTTCTCCGCCGGCAGCGGTGTCGGCGAACGCGTCAGAATTATCAGTAGATTGACCGCTGAGATCATCAAGATCGTTACCACCGCCATTATCAGCAGAAAGGCTCGGATCAGCGTTGTCATTAAATGGATCAGAGGTCGCACCGGGGTCGGTGCCGTCGCTGTTAAAACCACCTTCCCCGCCTTCACCGCCCGGGTTACTAAACTCATCAGCACCATTGTTAAATCCGCCCTCAGCTGGGTTGTTGTCAAGGTGACCGTCTGCTTCAAGCTTGGCAAAGGATTCCTGGATCTTGCCTTTCATCTCATTGGACAGCTTGAGGTATTCGATCATCCCTTCCAGGGTCTGTTTGTTGTACGACACCATAGAGGCCAGCAGCGTAATCGATGCGTTAGACTCATCATCAATTTCACACAGTGCGGTGATGTCTTCGTACGAGCCACTGCCCGCCATCCATTCACGCATTTTGTGTGAGACCAGGTTATTACGCCACATCTCAAACTTCGAGGTATCGGCACTGTCACCCAGGATGTAAGACAGGATGTCATCCGGGAACAGATCTTTGATGGCGTTCTCGTAGCGCTGACGCATCGTGTCATACGCCCGGTTCTGCTCATCAATATCCCCTTCCATCGGTTCAGGCAGCGTCAAGGTAATGGAGTTAATGAAGTTCACCAGAATGAAGTTCATCAGGGACTGATCGTTGTTATCAATCTCTGGGTGTTCTTCTTTGAGCTCCGCTAACTGTTCCTTCCCTTTCTTCGACGTGGGTGCCCACAACTTCTTGTTGTCCGCAATGATCTTGTACAAGTCGTTCATCAGGTTACCTGACTTCATGACAATCTTCTGCACAAGTTCAGACAGGGTGTTACAGAACATCTTACGCTTCACACCTGTAGACTTACGGAACAAGGCGTTGTTATTGATGTGCTCAATCGCAAACTGCGCCGCGTTCTGAGTTGACAGCAGCGCCGGGTCCACTTCCCACATACCCCAGAGCATCTCCAGTAACCGGTCATTCCATTCAGCATCGGGTGGAGTGACGTTACGTTTGTCGTAAGACACATCCACATCAATGTCAGGGTAGCCCGGATGGCCATTGGTTTTCACGATCACACCGGCCTCATCCATGATGTTGATCACATCACGGGGGTTACGCGCACCAATCAATGAAGACATGGTCCGGTTACTGTTGAGGTGGGTGGTGACGATGGCTTCAATGGTCTGGTCTGGCTCAGGGTTATCCGGATCCAGGTTGATACCCAGCGTGGTCACGTTGGTTGACGCAGAGATGTTCGCAAGCGTGGTAGAGATCACGTTGGCCATGGCCATTGATGCATACAGACGTGAACGCTCCAGCAGAGAACGACCGATACCAAAACGGTTGTAGTCGAAGGCAAAGTACACCAACGCTTCTTCAGGAATAAAGAGCACTTTGGTTTTCAGGTTACGCATAGCACGCGCAAACATGATGTCTTTGATCTCGTCCGTCATACCGAGCGCTACCTTCTGTGCAAAGGTGCCGTTAACGATACGTTGTACCAGGTCTTTCTCGATGTCGTTGGTGACTTTCTTACGGAAGTCCACCATAGAGAACTGATCGGAGTTACCGCTCTTGTACTCTTGTGCCATCGCGATGATGCCTTTGGTGCCGTCAATGGCATTCGCCGTATCAGACTGGTTCTGCATCGGATCCTGGTACTTGTTCTCATTCATGGCGCTGGAGACCGCATTACCGTCACCGTCCAATACCACATACGCCCCGATGCGTGCACGCGGGTTACCCGGCAGATGGATAGGGACTACCGATTCCAACGGCAGGTCTTTCCACAGCACTGCGTCCACGTTCTCTTGCGTGAGCTCATCATCACGACGCATCTCCACGATGTCAGACTGTTTATAGTCACGCTGTTTGAACAGCTGGTTATAAATGTCGACGTACTGGTCATCGCTCAGTGATTTCGCAATCGATGTACCGCCCCGACTGCCGTCTTTATTTTTTGGTTGGCCTTTCTCATCCAGCGCTTCGATGCCATAACTGCGGGTTGCTTGGTCGCGACGCAGACTGCGAGGGATTGCCACCTTCTTCGCCATGGCGTTACGGGCCAGGGTGAGTTTCAGTTGCGGCATACGCAAGATAGAGTCGTTGTCGGTCACCGTGACGTTATAGTTACTGTCACCCACGACGTTATTGGTCATCCCCACCGCTTCCCCGCTGAGCAGAGATTCGAGCGAGGCTTTCTTCACACCCGCGCTCAACGTCTTGTCATTATCACCCAACCAACCACGGGTTACAAACTCACCGTCTTTATAGTCGTCAACCAACGACTCCAGTGAGGCTTTAACATGACCGTTGATCACGTTGTCCAGTGAGGAGCTTGACAGCAACGCAATCGCTTCACCGCCTTTATAAAAGAGGACGTTAGCCAGGATGTCTGACAGGCGATCGGTAATTTTATAGTTGCCTTCAACATAATCCTCAACCCGATTCATCAGCAGGGTATTCAGGTCATTATTACGGCCTTCATACGACTCTGATTTGTAGGACAGGTTAATGGATGTTAAGTCACGAGGAGACAGGATGGCTGATTGCAAGATACTCAGCGCTTTAAAGGTACCCGGTACCGATTCCATCATCTCAGAGTTTGCGTCAATGGTAGTGCTGGTGATCTGAGAGATACGATCCAATGTCGCTTTAGGAATCTGGTCTTTGTTACCGGCTTGTCCTTTAGTTCTTGGTTTGTTGTCTTCAAGCGTCAGTAACTTCAGGACCGATTGAGAAACCGGGTCCTTATTCAGCGTGTTCAGTTTGGGCGTCTTTGCACCGGACACACCAGTTAATTTTTGATCAGCCATTTATAAGGCTCCTTGTTTTCGGGAGATTCCGATGAATTTAGACTATACGATTTACGAGCAGGCTAACCTGTTGTTCGCTCGTACGATGGTGCTGCACTCCACACGCACAGCCGAGATCATGAATAAAGGAATGGCCTTGAAAGGGTTCGTATATAATGCGGCCGACAAAAGGACATGGAAGTACTACATGAACCTGGCAGGGCAGTATCATCCGGATAACACCTTGATGCAGGTGCGCTCGCTTGACAACGGTGAGATGATTGACTTTACCGTAGAGAGCATGCAGATCCACGTCTCCACGGCGCGCAGTTATCAGTACGGCACTGACTACTATAATGAGCTGCTGTCCAAGTACCCGTCGCAGAAGCTATTGATCAACGGGATTCTGAATCCCATTCCGTTTGAGGTATCGATCAACGCAAACGAATTTGAGATCATCTGGCATGACACGTCATTGATTCTCGAAGGGGAAGACAACGTCCTGCCAAAACTGCAACAGTGGATCTACGGGTTTGTTAATCAGAATGAACACCTGAACTACACCAACCTGACCGATGACCTGATGCATCATTACTTTGCCTCGCAGATTAAGATGCACACCGCGGTGCGTCTGATGCACATTCGTAATGAGAACATCGGCACCAGTTATGTCCATGACTTCCATATCTGGGCACACCTGGGTTCGCATGCAGGGTTAGAACGTTACCGCCCTTATCTCACCCGTAAGCAGGTATTGTGGCTGTACCGTAACATTGTTTACCTGATCCGTAACCCCGGTAAGCAGTTTGAATTCAGTAAGCTTATTCAGCACCTGTTAACCGAGCGCAGTATCCCATTGGCGGCGTACAATGCACAGCACTCTACGGAAACCCTGATTGAGAATGTGAAAGCGGGCGTGCGCTTTAAGCGTGAGCTGTTGAACATGCAGGACATGATCTCCAGTGATGCGTATTTTCGTACCACCCGTGAGATCATGGAAGACCAGGTACCACTGGCGCGTGATAACAAGCTGATTGTGGAAGACGAAATCCCTAATACGTCTCTGGCGGTGCGTGCAAACCGTAATGCCAACATCCCGACCAAGGTGTTGGAATCGAGCATGCGTGACATGTCAGAATCCATTACCTACCCGCTCTCAGCCACCTTGTTGAACGAGTGGGCTCGGATGGCCGCTACCGATCGCTACACGGCACTGGTCTCGATGGCAAACCCGAAGAATGGGTTGACCATGAGCATGACCGTGAAGGAAGCCTTCGTACTGTATCTGTACGCAATCTGGCAAGGACAGGGTCAGCCGTTAACCACGATCCCGCATTACCAGGCCACCATGTGTCTGAAGATCCCCCGTCCGACCTTTGCACAGTTGAAAGCCCGACACGGCACGCAGTATGTGACTGATCGCTGGATTCTCCGGGCGATCAAAGATCAGCCTGATATGCCGTTGATCATCTCAACCGAGGCGTTTTACCACAAGGCGGTGGAAATCAACAGCGCTACCCAGATCCATCATGACATGTGGACTTACCGTAACCACATGGATGAGCGGGCCGGGATTGAGAAGATGTGTCTCGACCTTTATACGGATGTGATGTGCGACATGTGGGCCGGGATGACGTATGCAGACTTCTTCAAGAACCGGGGTTGGGATCTTACGGAGATTCAGCCAGAAGACTGGAACACCATCGCCATCAACCTGATGAACATGGCAACCGGTTTGGACACGGCGGATACGCAACGTCTGGCAGATATTCAAAAGGCGATGCTGGAACTGACCCTGGAGTTGTCCTCGTACACCATCCAGGTGATTCGTAAGATCAACGATCAAGCGATTGCCATGCTGGACTACCCGACGCTGCGTATGGGTGACATTCACATGCGCACCGGTCAGACCCATTGGCTGCAGGTGGGTGTGCGGATTGACGATGTGCACATGAAGCGTAAAGCCACGGTGGATATGGTTACGCAATCCAACAACATTGCAACCCACACCAGTTCCAAACGTCGTTGGGTCTATGACCTGAACATGACAGTGGGTGCAACGGCGGTGGCGCATCCTAAGACCCGCTTCTACGCCTCAGGTGCGACCGCCCGTATCCAAGATACGTTGGAGGTAACACCCGTGGTCACGAAGAATCTGTTGGATGGTCTCTGGCCCGAACCGTTTGTGGATACCCGTCCGGTGATTGAGCAGGATCAGGTACTCGATGGACTGTGGTCGGATCCGAAGCCGGTGGGTGAACAGATGCTCGATGGGTTGTGGGGTCAGGCGCACGATGTTGGTGATCAGATGCTGGACGGACTTTGGGGTAATGCACCCGGTATTGACCCGATCTTAGCAGAAGGCCTGGCGATGGATAACGTGCCGGCAAACATGCGGGTGCTGAGTTCACTCTACAGCAAAACGCTGCCTAAAACGATTGATGTCAGTAACAATTCCGGCAGCACGAGTAGCAACAGCCTGGACGATGCCACGTGGGATCAATCGTGATCCATCCTATGTTATCCAGTATTTAACCCATGAAGGAGTGACCTTGTGACTACACAAATTGTGTATAAAGAAGGTACTGACTATTACGTGGTGGATCCATCCTTACCGTCCAGTGATCTGGTCTTTGGGTTGATTAACCACGATAACGGTACTAACTACACACCCACCACACTGCGGCTCTCCACGCCGCAGGTGAACATGGACACTGTAAAGTTTCCACGTAACAGCAAGATCTTTGCGGTCACCCGTCCTGGTGCTGCTGTGCAGGGGTCAACCTGGTATTACTACGACCGTATCTCGTTGTCGTTCTATTTACAGAACTATCCCGAGATCGATGTCGAAGTGCCACCGGGTGCAACCACCATGCAGGACCTGATCCCGTTCTTTAACGAAACCTTTAACATGGGGTTAACGAATGCGGATGTGCGTCCTGACCTGATCGACTTCTCACCGAACGCCATTAACCGCTTCACGATCTCCACGGGCTCTCTGGCATGGCAGGATTCCGTACTGATCAATGTGGATGCAGCGAAGATCGATCTGGCGAAAGTCACGGGTGATGACGAGCTTGATCTGATCCAGGTGGTGGCGGAACACCCCATGACTTACGGCGAGCTGTACGGTTACTGGACCAACACCAAACCGATTGGTCCGGTGTTGGTTGATATCCCGATGACCACCTTAGTGGACGACACACTCGCCCGTGCACTGACCAGCGTAACCGGTGACTTCTGGACCCACGAATCCAAACTGAGCCCAATGAACCTGTTCAACGGCAAAGTGCTGTTCAACGGTCGCATCGTGGACCAAACGGATTGGCCGGGTAACGCAGACAAAGGGTACATGATGGTTGTGAACGTGGACCCGACGTACTGCAGCGAGTTCCAGAACCCGCTTGTGTTGTACTATAACCGGGTACAGGGGACCTGATCATGAGCTTACAGAACATCGTGCATAAACGCATCAATGATCTGATGGCACCGGCGTTTAACAAAGCGTTTGGCACCAGCCTGAAGATCACTGACTTTGACTTTATCTCTGTTGCTCCGGCAACGGGTGCAGTCAAGAACACCACCGGTATTGTGCGGGCCACTGAAAGCTCGAAAGCATACACCGGTCAGCGTCTGGTGAAGTACGATCGCCTCGATGCCACCGAACTGTTTTACGGTATTCCTAAGTTCATTGAACTGGGTGCCAGTCAGATCGATGAGTATGCGGTGGTCGGTTACCTGGCGCAGCGCTATGGCCTGGACATTAACGTGGCACACATTGCCTCGGTAACGTTGGGACAGGGTTATGCAGAGATTGCTTTTGCAGACAACTCGCCAATCATCCAAGGCAAAGTGCGCTTCAATTACTACCTCTCTTCTATCGACCTGAATGAGCTGATTGTGGATCCTGTGGTGGGTGGTATTCAAACCCCAGAGATCGGCAGTCAAGCCAACATCAGCATCTACTCTTATCCGTTAGATTTGACATTTGTCAAGTATGACATAGAGGACGATGTCGTCGGTAGCAATGCACCTGCAGCGCTGGCCGAAGTTTTAAGTGCAGTGACAGGGGATCCGTGGGTTATTTCCGCACAGTCAGGTGACTTTAACCTGGGTGAGGCGAAGCTGGTGTTCCAGGGCTTGAGCTCTGAGGCAAACAGCAAAGGCTATCCAGCCAACACCCACTTCCCGAAATGCGCGGTTTACCGCCTGTCTAACCTTTGCACGAACTTCACCGGTCTGTTGCTGGTCAACCTGTATTAAAAAGGATTGCTATAAATGAAACGTAACGTCCGCACTATTTACGGTAACATGCTGCAGGTTGCTAACCAGCTCGGTATCCCTCACCGTATTCTGGAGCGCTCCACCCTGAACGAGAAGTTCGGGATGCTGGCGGGCACCACACCACCGAGCAGCACCAACCCCAAAGCCCAGTACTTCGTGATTGGCTACGGCGGTCACTTAGGTTACATCGGCTCTAACGGCACGTACCTGTCAACAGCCATCGATCACCAACCGGATCATGCTGCACTGTACAAACACATTCCGTTTGTTCTGCGTGAACCGGGCAGTGACCTGTCTGCTGATCAGCGTGACAAGTATCGTCTGCGCACCATCTGGACCGATCCGGATACCGGTAAGAAATACATCTCTTACTGGGCGAAGGTTCTCAGCCTGGCGAACGTCGTGGTGCAGTCTAAGAAGACCGTACGTGATCCGGTAACTGGTGCCCTGGTACCAAGCGATTGGGCACCGGATTCTAACGCACTGAACCCGAAACCGCCAACGCTTGACACCAACAACCTGGACAGCGTCGTGACATCTTCTTCGTTCTTCTCGGCAAACGCTGAGTTGGACCTGAGTCTGACGGCACTGGATTGTACTGAGCTGCTGAACGTCGCCCGTATCATGTTCAAAGATGAAGCGTATGCGCTGGTCTCTGAATACGGTATCGTCTCCGGCGTGGATCAGGTGAATACCGGTGACAACGGCCTGGGTGGTACTATTCAGTACAAAGAGATCATCGGGGCACAGATCAACAACTTCATGACCAACCGCGGTGCGGCTGCAGATGACTCTGATACCGGCATCGAATGTCTGGTGAACTACGGCGCGACCGAAGCCCTGGTTGCGGATAACGCCGTTAACGCCACAACACTGTAAAGGGTGAAGGTCTCGGATGAATATCTTTGATAAGAACCGTGAGACGTTGCTGTTCGACTTAATTGAAGAACACAACAAGATCACCATCAATCGGCAATACGCGGTACTGGCCAAATGGACCAACGGCACCGGGGTCAACGGCGTAGATGCTACAGTCGATGTGGAGTCCAACGACCCCACCTTCTATTACAACGTTAAACGTATCAGCTACAGCAAGCTGGACCTCAATAACGAGTTCAAGTTACTGAACCCGAAACTGAAGTTCACCGCAACGGATACCAGTCACTCACTGCTCTCAGCGATCAATGCCAAATATGGCTTGCTCCTGACCACTGATGACATCCAGCTGACACAGGTCAACACCGCGGTCACGCCGTGGCAGTTCTACCTGCGGGCGAAAGCTGATTCACCAATTGTCAAAAGCAATGTGCAAGGTGTGCTGTTTACCCTGGATGACAAGAACAACTACCTGAAAGATACCTTGAAGGTGTTGAAGTTAACCGGGCTGAATCCACCGTCGTCTGACCTGGCTCGCATTCAGGGCCCGTTCATGACGTACCCGGCATTCAGTGCAGACAACGCCGCACTTGCGCGTTACATCGCAGGTTACCAGATGACCACTCCCTCCAGTGACGACTGGGCGGTTGCTGACATTCTGTCAACAGTCACTGGCGAGACCTGGGGTTTTAGTCAGAGCAACTACACCTTATACGGTGCGACGGTGTTGTTCAACGGCTTGACCTCTGTGGCGCGCAGCAACGGGTTCCATGTGAATACAGAACACACGTACGTGTTACTGTTGCAATGTGGGTCCGTGGGCAAAGTAGGTGGCTACGTAATGGTGCACTACTAAAAATGGTGTAGTGGGGCTCGCCCCACTCACTAAGTGAGGCGGTATGGTTTTTCATGATGGACGTCCCGTGGAACCGCTACGGGTGGTCAGTATCGACCCCGGTACCGAAACCATGGGGATTGCGTTATTGGGGTTGCATCCAATAACCCTGGAGCAGTCGTACATCGAAGCCTTCACTATGCGTGGGTCGGTGGTTAACTACTACTGGGGAAATGTGTTGCATGATGGCGATGGGCGTGACTCACGTCTGTTGGGATTAGAAGGGCAGTTGTTGAATTATTTCCTGCGTGTGCAACCGCACATCGTGGTGTATGAAGATAACTACCTGGGCGCGTCCCCACAGTCGTATAAAGCGCTGATTGAAGCCTGCATGTGCATTAAGCACGCGATCTGGAAATACAACCCGTACTTGGCATCTTACACGGTGAAACCCAACCAGGCGAAATCCACGGTAGGGGCGATTCCGAAAAAGGGGATGTCCAAGGACGAGCGAAAAGAATTGGTGCGCCAAGGTCTGCTGCGCTATCAGCCACTACAGGTTCCCAGAGAGATTCTCCTGGCTTTGGACGAACACTCAGTGGATGCGGTAGCCATCGGAGCGTATGCACTGGAAGAGCTTAGCAGAGAGCTTCTGCTGGGCCAATGGAGAACACCATGACTGATTCAACGGTTAAACCGGTTGATGCAGTGGTGGATGCAGATGAGAAAGTGTTGGACGCGTTACATGGTACATCCCACAGCCTTGCCTCGAAAGCGATGGTACTCTGCGGGATGATGTCTGGTTTCACGGTCAATGCGTGTGCGCTGATGTTCTTTGTGATGTGTCTTATTCATGTGATACGCAACGGTGCCTGGCCGCCTAATGTGGGCTGGGGAATCACCTCTGTGATGTTAGCAGGTCCAGTACTGACCAACTGGCAGTTCATGGGTGTACGCAAGATTCTGACAGCGATCTTCTCCGAGCACAACTCGATGGGGTCCATTGTCAAAGAAGTGGTTGTCAGACGCATGGGTGGTACACCGCCTACTCCGCCTCCACAGCAGTAATCGGCATAAAGGAACCCTGGGGCCGCTCACGCAGTCCCAGGGTTTTATGCCGGCTTGTTATTTAGGTGAGACCACACTGACCTGATTGCTCTGGTCGATGGCTTTCAACAATCCCTTGGTATATTGCAGCAACGTGTTGTAGCGCTCTGCCTGATTATCACCGTCCAATCCAATCTTAATCAGAAAGAGACTGTAGTCATCGGGCAGCACGTACTCGTTGTAATCCACGTTGTTGTAACTCGTTACCACCGGGCTTACGGTTGTCGTCACTTGCGTCGGTGTGGCTGCAGGCTTCGACGTATCCACCGCATTGAACTGCGTGAGAAGACGTGAACTGAAGTCCGCTTTCGCAGGGCTGTCCAGACTGGCTGGAATTCCCTGCACCACAATCCGCTTAGCGTCCAGGGTTTGCTGGATAAGGGACGGGGCTGGTGTGACCTGCTGGCTGTTTGATTGACAACCGCACAGAACCATTACTAACCCCACGAGCAAGCCGAGCCGCTTCAGCATCGTTAGTTGCTTTACGCTGTTCATAATCTGCATCCAATTTCTGCGTGAGTGCCATTTGCGATTTGGAGATATCCAGCATCTGGTTAGACACATTGGCAAGGTCCGAGAGCTGACCACGAATGGCCTTTAACTCGATCCCGTTTTGCTCGGTAACTTCTGATAACTTACCCAGTTCCTTGCCTGTGCTAAACAGTGCGTGAACAACCCACACAATAGCAACAACAAATACGATCTTTTGCCAGTTACCTAACAGGCTACTCAATCCGCCGGTGAGCAACGACTTTATACTAATGGCCATAGTCGATTCCTAAAAAGTGGTGATTTTAAACCAATAGGCCGTGGCATTCGTCCAAGGATCTGACATCAACGCGTAGTCGGTGATCAGCGCCTCGTTCTTATAGCCCACGGTTGTGTTGAGTGCACCACGTTTCTTGAAATGGCTGGTTAGCAGACAGCAACGCGTCTCTCCGGGTCGCATTAACGGTTCAGCCAGAACACCGTTATTGAGCACCACAGGGACAGGCTCGTCATTGGGAACCGTGAACAAACCTGGCCAGGTATGGCGTTCTAACGGAACCAGTTCAAGATACAACAACGGATTGTCAAAGACTACCCAGAAGCTCTGCGATAATAGCAGCCATGCCTTGTAAAAGGCTTCACTCGTCAATACGTGGTTGGCCATCACGTACGGCGAGTCCGGGTTGATATCAGCAGGGATACTGCTCAGATCAATGTAGTCACGGTCATAGAAGAACCGCTCTACCCAGTCGATGCGACCCGTTAAGAGGTTTGCCGTGGTATCACTGATGAGTTGCAACACATCCTCTTGCCAATACATGACCCCGCCTATCACCAATGCCACCGATTTCCCCTTGGCATTGAATGGCAGTTTCAGCATCATTTGCTCCTGGTACGAGGAGTAGGTGTCCGCTGCAACGAAGTCACCGTCACTGATCGGATAGATGCTGAGCGTGGAGAGATTATTAAAGGTCAAGACGCCTGTGTTGACTTCTGACGCTAAACGTGCATTGCGACACGCACCAAGCAAGTAGATACCATCATCGGTATGTACAGAACGGTGCACGTAACCATTAACCGTGAACAAGCCACGGTCAAATAGCGTCTGGTAATCGACCCCCTGTTTAGTGATTAACAGGTCTTCGGCATCTGCGAAGGTAAAGTCGACGTCGGGATGGGATCTGATGAGTGTTGGCTTTTGTTTAAAGTCCCACGCATTCAGATTTGAGAACTTGGCGTGTCGCTCAACCAAGTTCGGGAGGGTATCCGTTGTGGTCAGTGCGCGAGTGCCCAGTGAGGCAAACCACTGACCGATAGTGCCCGTGAACCCGACCAGCTCAGCATAATAGTCTTGCAGGCGCAGGCAGGCTTTCTGTGGACGGAAGGTGTTGGTGACGATCACCCGGTTTTCCGTGTAGTTACGAACCACGTCCGCCACCTGTAGCGCGGAAATGTCATCGTTGACCAAACGTGGACGTGAGCCTTTCGTCTGGGAGATACAGGCGACATACTGGTACATAAACCGTCCTTAATGAAATTCAATCATATGTGTTCGTTACTTAATGTAAGCTATAAAATATCTTGGGAGATCGGCCATGGCTTCGATTAACTTGGGTGATGTTGTTTACCCATTCAACCCACTTGCTACTGAAGCGGGTTCAGCAATTACCGGGGAAGACTACACGCTGACTCCGGCCAACGGAAAGAACTACGTCACCATTGTGCCACGTGCTGCGCCGTTCTTCCGTCAAGACGTGAAGATCATCAACGCGGCGACCGGTGCAGAATTGAAAGAAGACCGTGACTATACGTTCGGCTTCTTATATAACCAGTTCTCACAGTTGCTCTATAAGGGCCTGTACGGCTGTATCACGTTCCATAACTTGTCAGCGCCTGTTGCTATCAAGTTAGACTACAAAACGCTGGGTAACCCGTTTGTGCTCGATGGTGCGGCGTATGCGCAGCTTGTTGCAAACATCGTCAACAACCCACGTGAGATCTTCTGGGAACAGATCGTTAACCCACCGGCGACTTATCCACCGCTGCCGCATATCCACCCTGCTGACCAGACCGTGGATTACCTGCAATACATCGATGCGATGAAAGTGGGTCAGGCGGTTGTAATCAATGCCATCGCACAGTATATGAGCTCACTTAATGATCATAAAGATCAGAAGGGTAACCTGCATGGCTTGACCACCTCGGATCTGGTGCTGGAGAAAGTCAAGAACTTCCCGATGGCGACTACCCTTGATCTGCCAGGGAACAACGACCAGGTGTACATGAGTCAGCTGATGGCGAAGAAACTCTATCAGTACATGTTCACCGGCCTGCCGCTGGTAGCACTGGACAGCGCGGTGATTGGTGAGTTGATGACGGCCCGTGCGACTACCATGATCCTGAGCGACCTGTACGATGCGGCACTGATGCAATCGGATGAGCAGGCTAACTTTAAACTGTGGCAATCCTACGTGGGTGCCTTGATCGTGAAAGCCTGTAAAGGCACGACCACGGTTATCACTGCACCGGCACGTAACGGAATCTTTGCACGTTTACTGGGACAATAACTTATGGGCTTTGATATCCTCCGTTTAACGTACGACTCCACTGGGGTCGCTACGGCAAACAAGATCACCGATGACTTGATCGAGCTCCCCGCCGTAACGATCAACCGTGCGATTGTGTTAAAGCACGGCTTGTTCTACGTTAAGTCGTTGGTATTAAAGAAAGAAGACGGGACGCCACTGGTGAAATGGGTGGATTACCGTCCAGTGGCACCGGCAACCAAGACCTTCCGTGACCTGCGCAAGAAATCCGGTAAAGACGTGGCCGGCTGGATCATGATCGACACCAAATACGAAGGACGTGTTATTGCGGAGTACCAGGCGGTTGGACATTACATTGGGCTTGCGAACGAAGACCTGATTGATATCCTGACTGCCCTGGCCAATGACCGTCGTCCGTATTACTGGGAGAACATCAAAGACCTGCCTACGGCGTTCCCACCGGCGTACCATGTGCACAACGTGGCTGACTTCTATCACTGGCTCCCCGCGACCAAAGCGCTGCTGCGTTATGCGTCTGCACTGGAGAACCTGAGTGCGTTGCCAAACCTTGACGACTTCGTGCCCGTACTGAACACGTTGCGTGACACCATCACGGCCAACTATGAAACGTTCTTTACGAAGCTGCAGGATCACCGTCGGGTCTATTCAAACCCGCACAAAGAGGTCAGCACGGCAGTGCCAGATCTGAATCTGCTGAAGAACTACCCGATGGCAACATTGTCGGAAGCCCTCAACGGAAACACGGGTCGGTATATGTCACCGTCGATTGCCTCTCAGGCTGCGTATCAAACGCTCTTGAAGAACGACAGTGGTGTGGTGCACATTGGTCGTGTGCCGATGCTGCAGTTTGGCGATCTGACCACGAACCCGATTTCTTACACCGCAACCGGGTTCCAGTTGAAGATCAATGAAACAGTACCTGCCATCATGGCCTCTAAACAGTTCACCCTGCCAATCACCACGATTCGCTTGAGTGACTGGGTAGCCGCACCGGCGAACAAAACGCTCTTCCTTTATGTGCGTATTCGTAACGGTCAAGCGTCGTATGAAGTGGCATCTGCAGCATCTCCAGAAACCACCACGTACATCAACGTTGGGTCGATCACCACCAACGCAACCGCGATCACCAACGTTGCCATTAACAAATTGTCGGGTATCGGCACAACACGCGTTTCCCCGACCAAGATTGGCTCCGCTATTGCGGTTACCCAAGGTCTGCCGTCTAAGCCCGGCACCTATGCGTGGAAGCCGTAAGCAAACAGGAGTGGTAAATGAACACACCCAACGTAGAACGCTATCCGTTTGATTACACCGGCGAGGCGTTAACTAACCGTGTGGAGAATGAAGAGCACATCATTCCACCGGGGGATAAGAACAAAATCATTGCCTTGCTCGAAGGGTGTGCGTTTAGTGACAGTATTAAGCTGCGCTACCCAAGCGGGGATTACCTGCGCCCCTGGATTGATTACCAGCCGGTTAACCTCTATCCGGAAGCCACCAAGGCCACGGCGGAGTCATGCACCGGGATGGTCATGATCCTCAATGAAGCTGCAGTGGGGAAACTCATTGCCGAGTATCAATTGGTGGGTGGTCAGTACGGTCATAACTCCATGGCAGTTGAAGACCTGCTCTGGGCGGCAACCAAAGATGAACGTCCGGTATTCTGGCCTGACATTCATGATCGCCCGTTGGTCTTCCCACCGTCACCGCACACGCATGACATCTTTAACGAGACGTATGCCTGGGATGCGCGTATCACCCTGGTGGATTACTGGGTGGCATCAGTGCTGGAGAAAGCAGATACTGACCGTGTAGAAAGTATCTTGCGTGCCGTGGATGTCGTGGATGAATACCTGGCCATGCGTCACATGCATGCGATGGAGCTCTTAGAACAGCATGCGGATACGGAAGACGCGCACGTCACCACCAAAGCACAGCTGGGTCTGGATAAACTAGATAACCTGAGCAAGGCAACACTTGATCAGGCCCGTGCCGGCAATCGTGCTGATTTGCGGCTGACAGTAGAAGGTGCGTCCGCTATCCTGAGTGATGCCTTAGAGGACTACTCCAGTAACCTGATGAAACAGGGTATCTTACCCATCAGTCGCTGGGGTAACTTGACTTACCTGCAACCGGGTGTGTCGGGGTCGTTTGAAGGCGCTGCACAGTATCAGTCCCATGACCGCTTTGTTCAGATGGTGGAAGTGGACGGAACGTTTGTGCGACTGCGTCCGGGGTCGAACGGTGTGGACGTCGGGGTTTATTACGACTACATGCCGAATGCGATCACTAATGCAGTCACGGCTGAGATGGTGTACACCAACAACAAGTACACCCCCGCAGCGCTGAACCAGGCATACATCCCAAACCAGCTGATGCAGTCAGACGGTAACGTCATGATGGGGATGATGGTTGAGAAGGCGGCACTGCCGGCTATCAACACCAAGTACTGGGTAGCTATCCTGAACGGAACGTTGGATCACACCAAGCATAACTGCGTGGAAGTGACGAACACCCAGGTGACACTGTCAAACGGTAATAAGCTTGATATGAACGCACGTAACACCAGTGTGTTCCAGTTAGGCGATCGTCTGTATACGGTGACCGGCGCATGGGATCAGAGTAACTACCGCACACCGGGTTCGGCGGCACAGACTACCCGTTTGGAATGGGCAGTTTGTTACCTTGAGCTGGCAACGGTCCGTGCAAGTCAGACGGCGAGCCTGACCCAGATCACCGGCATCACTACCAGCTCACTGGGTCGTTCACGTTCGGGTAACACCATTATTGTAGCAGACCAGATCGCCGGTTATCCGGGTGAAGACGGAATTGCACAGTATAACGGATCAAACAAAAGCTGGAACGCGATTGCACGTGGCTGGGCATCGCCTATTTTGCGCGCCGGCGTGAATACTGATGGTACGGTTAACTTGACCGGTATGTTGGTGTACAACCAGAACAGCCCGAACAACTCGGGTACGGGTCAGTGGGGTTTTCGTCTGACCTTCAACCCATCGAGTAAGCAGGCGGTGATGCAGGACAACCCGCAGAAGCACCAATGGTACGATGATGCAAGCGGGGAGATCACCGGTGTGCTTTACACCAATGGCTCAAACCTGACGCTGCATAACGTGTCACTGCTTCCAAGTACTGATGGGTATTCCGATTACGTTACCAGCCCCTATCTGACGTACGACGGATACATCTTCACGTCAGTGCGACACGGTTCCTCTGGGCAGAACGCTACGTTCAACATTCACAAAGTTAATGGGTTTACTAACCGTGATGAAGTGAATGCGAACCCAGCGAAGTTCACCTATACCTTGCTGCGTAACTTTGTTGACTTCCCGCCGTATGGGTCGAATAACAAAGGTCTGTTGCGTCACCCGCAATTGTTCCCGAATAACGTACTGTTCTATCACGGTAAAGAAACGGTGAACATGAACAGTGTGTCGTTGTATCAGCAATTGGTGGGATCGCCTACGTATGCGTATAAGCTCCTGCAAACCGGTTCAGTGACGGGGTATGCACCAACAAACACCCGAACCTACACCAATATCCCCAACCCTCTTCGTGAGATCATTACTGAGATTGCGACATCGGGTGCGGTCACGACCCATTGCGCGTGTGCGGGTCAGTGGTCACCAACAGGTCCGTCAGATGTTCAACCTGATCTTTCTACCTCGGGTCAGGCGGATGTCGTGCTGAGCGAGCTGAACGCGCAGATCAACCGTGTGGTAGCTGCAGCTAACGTCGGGTTAAGTAACTATAAAGGTTCCTTGGTCATTCCGCGCAACGGCAGTATACCTTTGATGCTGAAAATCTCGGGGATCTTACCCCCAGATGCCACCACAGGTGTGCGTTACAGTTATCACATTGTAACCACGGTGACTTACAACGGTGGACGCACCGGTACGATCAGTGGCTGGTCAGCTAACCTGGATGACATGCAAGCTGGCATCGTTTATACCGGTACGTATGATCTCGGGGTTAACAACCAGATCTTTGGTCACCTGTTCTATCAGGATACCGATGGCGGGTGGTTGTTTGTATTGGGTGGCTTCTTGCAAACACAGACAGTGGGCCCCGGTGCACAGATTGTTCTGGCGTACGGTAAGGTGAACCCTAACGGTCGCATGGGCGGGAATGCCTTTAAGATCCGCGGTGAATCACCTTACGGTGACTTGGGTTCTCGCATCCCGATTGCGTTCCCAGGTAAAGGTATCTATCTTACCGATTCCGATTCACCAGATGCAATTAATGCCCCGTACCCAATTCCGTATGTTTATCAGACGGGTGGTGGTTGGGCGTTGGTTGCTCGTCGCTTAGGCACCACGTTGGATTCGATCATCAACTGGAACTACGGTGACAAACTGGGTGAAGCAATTGTGCTTACCTCACATGTCGTAGAACAGGGCTGGATTCTGTACTTCACAGAAAAAGTGCCGGTGATCCTGAATGGCCGCGAAGGCACAACGGATCTGTCCTCGGTAGACCTGCGTAACATTGCAGCGTCGCCTGGGAGTAAAACGTTCTATGTCTATGTGAATGAGTCCAATGGTAAGATGACGTATGAAATCACCGTCACCGAGAAGACCCCGACCATGCAGTCGATGTTCATCGGTACGATTGTGACGTCTGCGTCTCAGATCACCAAGATCGACATCACGAAGCGCTCGCGTATTGGTATCTATCAATTGTCGGATACGCAAACCGGTATGTCGGTACCTGTGTCAACAGGCCTGCCATTCCAGACCGGCGACTGGTCGTGGGATTCATAATGAGGGTGGGGTGATCCCACCCCACTTTTTCAGGAGGTTACATGTCCAGTTATGACGTACCAGGCTTAGAAGCTGGTTCATGGGGTGAGTTCTTCTCTGCACTGGAACACATGACCACGCGTTTGCAAAGTTCAAAGTTTAACAGCCGCGAGCAAGCAAAAGCATTGGTTGATCAGGTGCAGAAGAGCGCTATTGATAATTACAATTCTGCCATGGCCCAACTCATGCTCCACACGAGTGCGACTGGTGGGATCCACAACGTCGGCGCAATGACCGCAGGCTTAGGCCTGGTGGAAAATATTGCTGCCGCGACACTTGAGCAAATTTCCTCAGGCGGCTTCGATGATCTGTACATTACTGCTGACGGGTTCTCAACGTTAGCGGCCAAAGTGTTTGGTGACTTCTCAACAAAGTTACATTCACAAGGCATTAACCCGATCTCTACGTACGGTGACCTCTCCTGGCTGCCACCTGATGTCTCCGGTTCCTTTGAAGGGGCGGGGATGGCTGGTTCCGGTAATGCCGGTGGGTTTAGCCTGATCGAAGATGACGGTACCTGGATTGGGTTGCGGCGCGGCACCAACGGGACGTCACAAGGTCTGTATTACTTCTACATGAGTAATGCTGAAGACCGCATTGACACAGCGGGCCCGGTACGCATGAACTTGCGTTACTCGCCGACTAACCGCCCCTCAGGGTTTGAGTGCCTCGACACCATCAGTTCTGATGTGGGGGTGATCGTTGGGCAGGGTTATGGACATGCAACGTACAACGGCTTTATTTCATTGACGAACGGCACCATGGATGTAACCAAGCACTATACCGGTTACTTCAATATCCAGACTGCCTTTGGTGACATCGGTGGCTGGGATCCGTTTGCCTCAGCGTGTATGGCGGGTAATTACGTTTATCTGTTTATCCCGACGTTCGCTGCAACCTCCTGGACCGTGCCAGAGGGCGCAGGGGTGTATGAATTCAAAGTCTTCCGTTGCCCTATTGCCCAAATCACGACAGGTGGTACAGTGACCTGGGAGGCAATGACGAACTGGAACTGCACCGGGTTGTGGGGTAACACCGGCGTGACACCCAATGTGCGCATTGCGTCAAACATGGTCAGTGCTAACCCGGCCAACAAACCCTTCATGTTACACGAAGGACGTGCCTGGACTGCAACATACAGTGCGACGCACTCTGGTCGACGCACGATGTGTTGTGTGGATCCTGCAAACCCTAACCAGATCCGTCTGGCAGTTTATCACACACTGTGGTCACAGTTGGCTAACGGCACCAGTGTCATGCCCAACATTGGTTACTCAATGCTGATCAACGTTGGCAATAAAACTGCGGCAGTGGAAGACGGGGCGGATTACATAAAACACGTATCACCGGATTCGAATACCTTATCATTCCAGTCCACTACGCTTATTCCGGCTGACAAACTCACCGGCTTCAACTATGCTGGGAACGTTTGGCCAAATACCCTGGTGACGGCACGTGGCTATATGCTGAGTCGTCTCTCAGGTAACCAGCCCGATGAAACCAACCGGTTCACCCGCACAGAGCTGTCTAACTTTGTGAGTCGCTTTGATGCGTTGCGCGTTGGTAAACGAGTGGTGCGTCCTTTAACGAATGTGCCCGACCCGATTCGTGTGGGCTCGCAGTTTACTAACAACGCCATGAACCCGCGTATGTTACCTGGACTCAATCTGCTGTTTAACGGCACGGCGACCGCACAGAGCGCACAGTGGACGTATGGCCGAGTCAAGCGTTTGCAATTCCTGGGCGATCCAACGTTTAACTACGGCACGATCAACTCCGGCGTGATCAAAGGCTGGGCACCTAACAGTACACGTATAGAGTTCCCGAACAACATCAGTTTTAACCAGGGTGTGTTCATTACGCGTACGGCGTCTGATGGTTCGCTTGTCTGCGATGCGTCTGTTGCCTCCGGTCCAAGCAATCTGTCGAGTGCGGGCACCAGTATCAATAAAGACCTGACTATCTCAGGTTCGTTTAACTGGCAGCCGAATGAAGGGAACAGTATTGCGCTGAGTGCTGCTCGTCAGATCTTGGGCAAGCAGAACATCAGTCAGTACGCCTGGGTGTTGTATGTCCCGCAAGATGTGAACTTGCCGGTATTGATGGTGCTCTCAGCAACCACTGCACGTGATGATGCCATTGGTTTCCGGGCAACCATCGCATTGCTAGAACTGACTTATAATGGCGCACGTACCGGTACAATCACAGGGTATACCCTGAAGCGTATCATCAAGTCACCAACGTGGGATCAGTTACCAGGTGGAGCGTATATCCAGTTTGAAACCATGGCCGGCATCCAGTCGTATAAATGTGCAGATGGCACGTACATCATGTCGATCGGCGTCCCAACGGTATTAGGTGCTTATGGCGGTCAGTACGGCTGGCACTGGTATGCAGCGGTGAAACCTGGTACGAAGACGATCGAAGATAGCACGGTGAAGGAGTATAACCACGGTTACTACCCAACGTCTGCATTACCCTCTGGGTTTGTGCACCCGAACTACGGGCTGTGCATGCTCGACTACCAGACTAACCAAGCGAACTACAGTGCGATCATGGCCATCAATGTCATGGCAGCTACCTACGACGAGTTTGTCGCGTGGCAGCCTAAGCAGAAGTTGATCATCGGGGCACAAGAAGTAGAGCAGGGTTGGATTGTGTACTTCACTGCGGATGCACCGGTGTTCTTGGCAGGGCGTGAATATACGCTTCCCGCCACGAGCATTGATCTGCGAAGCATCGACAGTTCACCTGGCAACAAAACGTTCTACGTGTATGTGCGTCTAGCGGTAAAAGGCATCGAGTATTATCTAACGACCACGCCTGTGGGTCCGACGATGACACAGATGTACATCGGTAAAATCACCACGATCACCACACAGATCTCAACCATTGAGATTTCGAAGAAGATCCGTGTTGATACCTTTGAACTGTCACCAACCCACATCGGTTCCGCTATCCCAACGGGTGTAGGTGTGCCGTCACAGGTTGGTGACTTCACAGGTTGGCTGGTGCCGTATATCCGGGCGAATCGTAAGGTGCTTAGGTTTGGCGCCAATATTGACTACGCGTCTGAGTTTAAGATCAACTTCCGCACAGGTGTTGTGTCGGTTGCGATTCAGCAGAACGGCTATACGAGCTACTCACGTCCTGTGACCTGTTATGAAAGTGGCGAGGTTTGGGATCCAGGTATCACCACCCCGATCACCGCGGACACCAACGATAACCTCGTATTTGTTACACGCACTCACACCTTTGCACCGATTGCTGTGAGCAGTGTTGATAAAGCGAGCTATTGGTCTGTGGCGATTGGTAACTTCTCTGGGCGGGATGCTGCGAACACCGTTATCACTCAACCTACGCGGGCTAACGACTACACGGCGACCATTCGCATGATAGACGGCCCGGGCGGTAACGGAGAGTATGCGTTCGATCTGTTCGTTACCATCAACTAAGACGGCATAAGCAAGGCCTGGCTCTCCCTCGGGAGAGACCAGGGCCTTTATGCCAATTATTGTGGACCACCTGTTTGCGAGCCACCTGATTGTACGCCACCGTGACGATGACCCATCAGGGAGATACCGCCACCGCGCACATCTTTCTGTGCCGTGATGGCACCGGTTGTGGTTGTGTCGCCACCAGAGTGTTTGATCGGACCAATCAATTCAATACCACCCGGGGAGTTAATCCGTGTTGTGTTGGTATCGATTGAAACCTTTTGCGTGGTGAATGCAATGCTATTGTTCGCCTGCACGATCCAGTCTTCACAGGTGAACAGAATCTTCTTCTTCGCGGTAAGCTTAAAAGTATCCTGGGCAATGATCTCCACGTTCTTCTTGTCGATCTTGAACATGGACTTATCGGTGTTAATCATCTGCCACAATGCGTTGACCGAATCCAACACAATATTGTTGTCCAGGTCATCCGCAATCGAGAACTTGCCTTCACCAAAGTCAAACTTTGCCGTGTACTGCACGACTTCACCGTTGGCTTTGGAGTTGGACATCATCATGTGCTTCTTGTGCGACGACCATTCAATGAAGTACCAATCACCGGAACCGATCTCTTTGTTCTCTTTGGTAGCAGGGGAACCCGAGATCGCAATGACGATGGTTTCTAAGCGACGCAGTTCATCATCAAGCCCGGTTTCACACCAATAGTACTTGTCTTCATCACCGACCCGCCAGACTTCGACCCGTTCACCTTTTTGGACATCCGGTGGGGTGACACGGTTAGAGCCATGGGGTAACCAGATCGCCGTCACCGTTGCATCGTTAACTACCTTCTCCTGGACCTGATCCCCTTCAGCGGTTTCACCTTTATACTCCACTTGCTTAGGATCCACTTCCACCTGACCAGACATGTACGGTGACATTTCACGCAGGACAACCTGGATCTCCCGGGAGTTGGTGGATTTAGCGGCAGCCACAATCCCCATGGAGTGGATGTGCAGCACCGAGATGTTCTGTTGCGGTTGTGATTGTTCCATGCTGAGGACCTTAATGTTAAACTATACTGACGTTTCAGATTGTATAAGCTAAATTCACACTTACCCAAAGGACGTCAACATGTCAGAATTCGTAATCGGTTATGAAGCACAAGCACTGCCTTCGTGGTTGTCTCAAGCCATTGCTGCAGGTACGGTAACCGTTAAAGGTGATTCCGTCAGTGACATACAGTACTACACCGTAAATGGCGTGACGGCAGGTCCGGAGCAACGCCTGGTGTTTGACGGCACGAGCATAACCGTACAAGGGTAACCAATGCGTATCAAATACATTGAACTATACAATTACCAGCGCTTGAAGTCGAAAGGACTCAACCGCATCAAGATGACCTTTGACGAGATCATTCAGGTGATCATCGGGCCAAACGGCTACGGTAAGTCCAGTTTGATGCGTGAGCTGTCACCGCTTCCACCGGATAACAGTGATTACATCAAAGGCGGCACCAAGCACGTAATCCTGGAACACAAAGGCCAGACCTACGAGATGTTGTCCTTAGCCGGCTCACCAAGTCGTCACTCGTTTAAGTGTGGCGATGTGGAGCTGAATGCGTCCAAGAACCTCAGCGCACAGAAAGAGCTGTGTGAAATGCATTTCGGGTATACCAACGAAATCCATGAACTGCTGCTGGGCACCGTGAACGGGATCTCCTTTACCACCATGTCACCGGCCAAACGTCGTGAGTGGCTGATGGCGTTGTATCCGAATGACCTGACGTATGTCACCTCGTTGCATGACCGCTTTAAAACCATGCTACGTGACGCTAAGGGCGGGATTCGTACCAGCTCAACCCATTTGTCGGGTTTGTACGATCAACGCGGTGCAGGTACCTCTGTGGACGAAATGCAGCAGCGTATCGATACCTTACAGTTGCGTCGTGACAAGATCGCTCGTTTGGTGTCTGAGCAAATCTCTACCGAGAATCACCAGGGGAATATCGACCGGACCTTTGTGGATCTCAAGACGCTGGTCAACCAACACCGTAACCCGATTGCATTGTCTCGTGATTACCGCGATCATGAACACATCGTGGATCTGATTAACCAAGCTCAGGCTGATTTACAGCAATTGGAGTATGCGCATCAAACGCACACCAAAGAGCTCAGCGAGTTAGCCAACAACGAGGTGTTCAAACAAGCCGCTACAGCAGAAGACAAAGAACGTCTTGAGCAACAGCAGGCCGAGCTCAATGCACAGATTGAAGCGGATCAGAATCGTTGGCAGCAGGCGAATGAGTATTATCAGGCAGAACCACTGTGGGGTAAGTTGACGGGGCTGGAAGAGTTTACCCAGCGCAACCTCGTGAACATCGCCAGTGAGTTACTGTCTGTGCTTGCCAGCATGACCCCGATGGATAACCGTGAAGTGACTATCCGTCAGTATGATTCCGTGATGAAGCTCAAGTATGAACTGGGTCCACAGATTGAACGTCAAACCGATATCGTGACTCGCATTCAGCATAAGCTTAAACATCTCGATTCAGCGGACCGTACAGAATGTCCTGAGTGTCATCATCGTTGGTTACCGGGTGTCAATCAGCAACAGATTGAAGACCTGCGTCAACGGGGGATTACTGAGCAAGCCACCCTGGATTCATTGACTGAACGCTTTAACAAGTGTGAGCAGTATGTTAACACCTACAGCATCTGGTATACCGGTGCCGTAAACTACTCACGCTTTATGGCGGGTCACTCAGCCTTGGAGTCACTCAATGAGTGGTTGCTGGAAATGGATGTGTTGTACACCAAAGGCAAAGAGCTGGCAGGTACCTTACCGGGTATGCTGGAAGTATTACCGGTGCATCATCGCTTAACGGCAAACAAGGCTGCCTTAGAGCAGCTGGCAGGTCGTTTAAAGATGTTTGACTCAGATGCAGTGGAATGGCATAAACGTCGTTACCAGGAGCATGAGGATGCGTTGAGTGCGGTGATCAACAAGCAGCGCGGCGTGAAGCTTGACTTGGCACAGTTACGTCAAGATCTGGCTACCGCTGAAGATGCTGAGCGTATGGTGGCGAAGATTGCGGGACACAAGGGGTATATTCGTCAGCAGGCGTCTGCGTTGGCGGAGCAAACCTTGACTCGCATTGCCAACACCGAACATCAGGTCTTAGGCGAAGAGCAGCGTGCGTTGACCACCCAGCTTTATAACGTGCGTTCACTGGAAGGTACGATCACCAGTACTGAGCAACACGTTGAGATGATGAAGCAGCAAGAAGAAGTCTTGAAGCTGTTAGTGAAAGCTACATCGCCAATCGAAGGTGTGGTGGCCGAACAGCTCTCTGAATTCATTGCCTGTTTTATTGGTAACATCAACGTGGTGATTGATGAGCTGTGGGATGAAGTCCTGCAGATTCGTCCGTGCAGTATCGAAGAAGGCAGTCTCTCCTTTAAGTTCCCGCTGCTCTCCGGCGAGTACCAGTGTGAGACCAATGACATCTCTGAATCCTCCACCGGTGAGTCACAAGTCATCAACTGGGTATTCCGTTTGATCCTGATGGAATACTTAGGGTTCGAAGACTATCCGTTGTACGGGGATGAAATTGGGGCGAACTTCGATGAACGTCACCGTCCGAAACTCATGGAGTTCTTGAAGAAGTGTGCATCGTCAGGCAAGTACAGTCAGATCTTCTTGATCTCGCACTACATTGCCCAACACGGCGTACTGACCCATGCACAAGTGTGCGCGTTGTCAACCGACGGGGTAGCCTTACCTGAACGTTACAATGAACACGTTGAAATATCGTAACGAGGGCTGCGGCCCTCTTTGAGGGCTTAGCCATGATGCCAGAAGTGCGCGAAGAGCGTAAAGCAGAATTAGTTCAGGTCATGAACCGTTACCAGCAGATGGAGTTCTTTAAGAACATCACTGCCGTACTGGCTCGGGTTTATGATGAGAAGTTTGATCGGGCGATTCACCTGTCTATTGATCAATTGGCTGCTAACATGGAATCCGAGTACAACCTGCGTATTCGTAACATGGCAACTGCTAACCCCAAAAGCAACAACCTGCACTTGTCTGCTGATCTGCTCAGTGTGCAGTGTCATGCAACGCGCGGTGGTGTCTCTGTTGAATTCTCTGAAGAATTAAAACTCATGCAGACCGGCCAGTCTTCTATTAACATCGGACACTTCATCAATTGGAAGACGATGAGTGACGGTGGGATCAATCACATGCTGGCGTACTTACGTCAGAAAATCAGCACACCCCTTTGAGGTAGTAGAATTATGTCTGAGAAGAAAATGAGTGAAGGTCGTCGTAAGTGGAAGATGAACGCCATCGCCTTATTAAAGCCTCTGGTTCTGGAAGGCAATCACATCTCTCGTCGTATCGCGGTGAAGCTGGTTAAGCCCACCAATGACTGGGAGCGTCGTCAGCTGGATACCCTGCGTGGCCAGGCCAACAAGATCATCCGTCGTGAAAACACCGAGCCACTGCTGTACGCAGCATGGGGGATGTCGCTTGAACACCCGGCCATGGCCACTGTAAAGAAAATCTCAGCTGCTATGAAAGAAATCAATCCGCATGGCTCTCCGTTTGTAATGCCGGAACGCCTGAACATCCGTGGCCTGCAGGAAAGTCCCGAAGCAGTGTACCACGATGGACTGGGTAATCCACGTCAAGTAGAGCCCGGTGAAGTCTGGGCACTGCGTTCGGGTAACTTGCACCAGTTGATGTTTATCGAAGAGGGCGACACGTACGTACTCTCTTCGCCAATCAAGCCTGGTCATATGGTGGACGCTACGCCAGGTGAACGCTTTGATCGCCACTCACACATTGGGTTGGCACGCATTGACTTCGTCGGCATTAAGCCGGCGACTCAAACAGCGGAAACAGTTCTTTCTGACACCGTGATCAATTTGATGCGTAAAGAAGATGCGCTGGCATGCAAGTCTTTGAAGAGAGGCGACGCCTATAGCGAAGAAGGCAGACTGCACGTCTACACCGGCGAAAGTAACGAATGGTTGAAGTTGGACATGGTGGCCAATCGCAACAACCCACATGTTCAAGCGATCATGCCTAAGCCGGATTCTTTCAACGCCTGCGGTGTGCCGCCACTGGTACGCGGTAAAGCTAATACGGTGGAAGAGCTACCTGACGTAGCTGAGCAGGGTGATCTGTACTATGTCGAAGAGCTGAACTTCGAACCGATCGTACACAACGGCACCGACTGGGTAAGTAGCTACCCTCCGTTTGAGGTCGTTAAGAAGTGTCTGCCGCCTGCAAAAGGTCAGCGTCGTATGCAGGGCGGTCAGGTTGAGTTTTGGGACGGTACACAGTGGGTAATGTCAATGGATGATACTGAAGAACGTAAAGTCGCGGTGTTTGATCCTGAGCGTCAGAAGAAACTGTCTGTGTGGCAGCGTCTGAAACGCATGGCCGGCTTTAAATAATTTCAGTACTACATTACCTAAGTGTGTGCGTTCAGTAAGTCTAACGGAGGGTAATGTATGTTTGGCTACTTAACCATAGCCTTTCTTGGACTGGAAGCCTCGGTCCAAGAAACCATTCAAGCGACGAACTATGCGCCGACTTTAACATCGGTGCATTTCTTAACCGCTGCAGTTGAGCGTATCCGGTCAGACGAGCATACGTCGCTGGATAAGCTCTTTGAGTATATTCACACCATTGCACCAGAGCTGCGTGACTGGCCGTATGAAGCAGATGACGATTGGTTGTTACTTGACAACCTGACGTTGTTTGCCGGTCAGATAGAGCGAGTGATCACTCCCATGATTCCACCAGGGGCGATCCCCACCTATCACAGTCACACGGATGATTCAATCACCTTGACCATCCGATTACTGCAAGACACACAGGTCCCCTTCTACCCGCTGTAAGGGAATGCAAGGGAATGTAATTCTTAACACGTTGGGTAACATCATTATGCTAGATGGCGAATTGACAGAACAACCTAAAACGGAATCGATCACGCTTAAGCTGCGTCGGTTTTGTGCGGAGCTTTATGTCCGGCTGAACCAAGTCGACAAAGAGTATAACCGCTGGCTTACCATTCACTATCCTGATTACGAGCTGGTAGTAACGCAGCAGCGTTCACGTGCAATCGGGATTGCCATGGCCGTCTATAAAGAGGTGACAGGGCGTGAGTTGGAAGACGAAGACAAGCGTCGGATACTCGACTGGATGAGAAACCATCCGTTCGTCATACTCGACCAGCAGCTGGCAACGGAGATCTTTTTCCGTCTCCACACCAACGTGCCTTTCTGCGCATCTGAGCTGATTGAGGCACGAATTGTCTGCGAACCTTTTAACTACGAACTGGTGATGTACAGCGCTGTGTGATAAATGATGTAGGAGGACCTATGCCTAGGGTCATTGCACAGTGCATGATCACGGTGCCATCTTTACTAGGGCGTTATGCGCTTTTCGGCCTGACACCTGAACAATTGATCGCCGTAGCGGTCGATCACATCAACCGGGGAAACGTTGCCTATGTGGAACATCCCGAATACGACCGCTCAGGTTGTGCCTTTAGTGATACCGTGGTGGACCTGGCTGTAGAGATCATTGCGCAATTGCCGGCGGAATTCGAATCCGATTATGACCGGCTTGTCGTTCTCTATAACTCAGGTGCCGCGGTGTTACTCTCTCTGGAGTTTACTGATGCAATTGACATCGAACCCAACCACTGAATTGGCACGGGTGGTTTGTGTGATAGAGTGCAAAACAGCTGACGAGCTGTTAAAGCAACATTGTGCCAATGAAAACAAAAGTTGGAACATCACGTTTGACGACCTGATGAATGCGGTCACGTTAGTCATGGAAGGGAAACATCGGTCTGCCTATGTAGCCATCGAGGAAGCCATTGGCATGCCATTGTTTCACCCCCTGCACTACAACAACGACACATTCTCTCAACCGGCGATCGACCTGGTCGACGGTATGGCGATGGCGCTCAAACATGCAATGCCCAGGGTGCACCCGAATAAAGAAAACATCATCGTTCGCTGTAACTACTTACAGGTGACCGACAAGTGGTTTGTATTCGACGTGCTTTTACAAGAACCAGCTCTAGATGAGGGGAAAGTAACCGTTTATCACTTCTAAGAAAGTGACCCAAACGCCGTGGAGACGATAGGTTAGTTGTTTTTGTCTCCACTCAAAATATCCACGACTTTGGTGAAACACAGAACATGAAACCAATTCAGCGCATCCTGTTGGCATTTATCCTGACCTTGTTGTCAGTCGTTACAACTACCGCTGTGGCCTCAACCGCCACCAAGCAAGTTTCCTTTAACCAGGCTGGCTTCGACAAGTACAAGAAAGTACTGTATCGCGTAAGCCAAGAAACCGGCGAGTCAGCAACGACGCTTGCTGCATACTCCTCCATTGAAACAAACATGCGTGCAGACGTGTGTAACCGATCGGGCAGTGGTGCCTGTGGGTTAACCCAGTTCCTGCCGGGAACGTGGAATGCCATGTTGAAACAACATCACCGCAAGTATGGCTTGAGTAAAAACGTATCTCGTTCTAATGCTTACGCTAACCTGGTCATGACGGCCGAGTACATCAAGTTGAACCGTGCGTTCCTTGAGAAAGCGTTAAAACGAGATGTCAGCCCCTCTGAAGTTTACCTGGCACATGCATTAGGCCCGGGCAATGCCCTGAAGGTCTTACGTGCTAATCCGAGTAAGAAGATCACCGCGGTACTCAACGTACACCGGGGAAATAACAACCTTCTCTACTCCAAAGGTAAAGCTCTTACCGTGGCCCAGTTTAAAGCCAACATGCAACGAAAGTTCAGCGTTCACAGCAGTACGTACCGCCCGGCTGTGAACCAGTATGCCTTAAACCAGATGATGAGCGACCCACAACGTGGTCTCGACCATCTCATTGCTCAGGTATCGACGATCCCTGGTGTGCCGTCTTTGTAAAACCTTACATGACTCGTCGATAATGTACACCCACATGGGCAGGGCTTCGGCTCTGCCCCTTATGCCGATTTACCAGGAACGTGTATGAACAACTCTATTAATTTCGATGGCTTGAAAGGTATTTCGGCAATCTCCCTTAACCCCAATACCGTTGAGCTGGCCATCACCGGTACGGATGTGTCGTTTACCATTATTAAGCGCGACTTGCATGAACTGAAGCCTGGCGCGTTCTTTTGGATAGCGGACCTTGCAGACGTAAAGATTCTGGTAGAGTGGATTGGCAACGATAGTCAGTTTGTTGAGGACACACGTCAACTGATTGCAACCTGGATAAACAACAACCGTCGTCGGATGCCGATCATTATGCCGTTTAAGGTGATGAGCAATGTCGGCGGGTCGTTACGTGCCAAACCGATGTTCTCCCCGGAGATGGATATCTGGACCTTTACGGTTGAGAACAATGTGTTAATTATTCGTACTAAGAAATGAGGATACCTGTATGAGCTCTACCCGTTCGTTAATTAGCTTCACCAGTGGCTTGGATTCAACCTATGTGTTGCATGAAGAACTGAAGAAAGGACACAATGTTGAAGTGGTGTATGCGTCAGTGGCACAAGGCGATGACGCCAAACTTGCCGAGATCACCTGTCGTCGCCGTATTCTGGAGCATTTCAAACAGAAGTTCCCGGAGCAGATAAAAGAAGAGTGGATTGTGCCCACGATAATGTTGAACGTCTCTCAACGTGGTTATAGCAGCAGTAGCAGTTCACGTCCTCAGTTGGTGCAACAAACCAACACCATGCTTGCATTGATTCAGGTGATGCTGTTTTCAGAGGTTGATTATTATCGCCCGATGACCGGCTGGCATTATCAGGACGTGCTTGAGAATGACCCTAACGAGCTCATGACCGAAGACGGTTATCGCTTGCTTAAGTCCACGTTTAAACCCATGGTGCGGATGATGGATCCTAAACGTCATGTGGTGTGTGATCTGTTAACTCCGGCCTGGGACGTTGAGAAGTTCGTTATGTGGGAGTCCTTAGATGACTGGACACAAGCCAATCTCTGCCTGGATTATTTCTACAGTATCGAAAACCGTGCCGGGCTGAACATGATGATGCAAGGCATGGCCACACCCAAGTTCCGTGAATACCGTAAGTTCGGTTTCAGTGTAGGGCCGGGTGTTCACGCCAGCTATGGGTTACTTTCTAACCTGGATCGCTTCTATCTGGCCCGCAGTGCTACTGATAATGGTAATGGGATTATCACTCAGTGCAGGGAAGACTTTAAACGTGCTGAGGGGTATTCAACCCTGGATCATGCGGTATCAACGCAGTCTATCAGTAGCTTCATGAGTAAGCTGGATATCTTTCGCACCACCTTGCTTAAACTCGCCCCGTCACCCTCTGAAGGTACGGAGTTAAAACTCGTTAGTAATAACTAACATACCTTTAGCAATCTTGTGGAAACTTAATCGTAGGAACTTTACATGTCTGATACCTGTATAGAGCGTGAACTGGTGTTGATCACCAACACAGAGATTGCCGAGACCCAACTCTCGCATCCTGTCCTGTTAAAGCTTACTCAGAAGCAGCACGTCTGTGAACTGGGAAGTCCTGAAGAACCGTACGTTGAAGACTACATGCCGATGCAGTTTATCTCGGAAGAGGTCCGTCAAACCGTGGAACGTTACAAAACCATTGACCCGACGCAAGCCGTTGCAGTGGTGATGTCCTCACGGATGGACGTCGCCGGTAACCTGGTCGGTGTGGTGCGCGTGCTGAACAACCACCCAAAAGCAGATGCGGTCAAAAAGGCCATGCAGAAGCACCGCAGTGGGGTTCGGATTATTCCGCGTATTGGTCATGAGTACCTGGCAGGTAATCGCCGGGAAACCGTTGTCTTTGCTTTCGATGTGGGGTTTAAATAATGTCTAAGCTAGTGCCACTGTCTGATGTGCCCGTAAACAAAGTTCTCCCGTTCGGCAGCCTGGCCGTCATCCCAACTATAAGGGATAACGAACTTGGCACCGCCACCCGTCATGGCAGGTTATTTGCCTTGCAGCATGACAACGGTTTTTATTACCTGGTCACCCCGGCGGTCGGTGACGCACTGTGTAAACTGGCCAATGCCCTAACGGACACTCACGGGGCCGCGGTCACCAGTGAAGTTTACAAACGCGGAACCGGAATGGTTTGGACCAAGGGTTCACAGTCACCCTATGCATACATCACCGCCGGTGTTGACGGTAAGGTAGCTGAGGTGCGCGTAAAAGCAACCGACCTCACACTCGAGGTTTAACACGAAGGCCGGGTGATACCGGCTTTCTTTTTTTTTGTCTCTGGAGTCCACCATGACTACATACTACCTGAGCGCAATCGAAACTGCCTGCACCAATGAAGGAGACCCGGTTCACAACGGGATCGCAGTGACAGTCAGGGATGGGTATGGTCATTCACATGTGCTGCGTTTGATCCCGGGTTACGACTCGTATCTGACCGCAGTGATTGTGAATAACGGCGAATACGGTTTCTACCGGTTTGATCGTCGTCTTCGTTCAATGTCTGATGAAGCAGAAATCCGTGGATTAGGGTTACTGGCCTTGCGTCAGATTCTGCGTGAATGTCAGCGCAACCTGAAGTCCAAAGATAACGGCATCTATTTCCTTGAGCACATGGTGGGTGAGATCCAGATGCCTTTGTTGTTCCGTGACAACTACCGTTACTCAGTAAAGAACAAAGCCGTGACGTTGATGTCGCTGGTACGCTGGCCGGATAACCGTTATGAGTTTGGTTTCACCACCACACTCAGAGCTATGTTCCATCGGCTGCGTGTGAAGGTCACGCGCATCAACGCTGAGACCATGAATCATTTATTAGCACTGTCTCGCCAAGACTACGGCAAGAAGTGTAACCCTAGCTTCACTAACCTCCTCTCTAAATAGGCACCTGTCATGATCGGTATTTTAAACAACTGGTTCACTGGTTTCAAAAAGCGTCATCAATTCTCTAAATGCTCCAACAGTGCAAGCTGGGAACGTCACGAACGTAAAGGCCTGTGGATGGCGAAGATCGACTGGTATCTGTTTAAGCAGGCCAAAGAGCTGTCGCTGATGCTGGGGTTCAGTAACAACTACGCAGGTAGTTATCAGCTGCGTATTGGTATCCCGTTCCTGTTCCTGGTCTATCTGCGCATCAAGTCCACACCCAACTGGTTTACCAAATGGGTCGGCGGTGACAGCATTATGGGTGGACGTGAAACCGGGTTCTCTATCGGTAAACTTATTAACCTGCGTCTGGCGTGTTATACGGACGGCTGGGACTCTAAGAAGTTCAATGGTTGGTCTTACATCAAAACCTGGCAAGAAGTCCTCATGGGCTCACACAGCCACGTTCTGACCGGTGTACGCTACACCACAACCGATGGTCAGTTGAAACGCAGCAAGAACCACCCGAACGGGTTGGGTTACGTGCTGTTCCATGCCAAGATTGAAACCTTCCGCTCCAGCTACTCCCGTTGGTACCTGTTCTGGTATCACCCGACTTATCAATCTATCACCCTCGATCCAAGTACTGAGATCGTGGTGCCGGGTAAAGGCGATAACGGCTGGGATCAAGATGACGAAACCATGGGTACGATCTCGTTTGGCAGCCACGTCAAAACGTTAGCGCAAGCCGTGGGTCAATACATGGAAAGCGTTGAGCGCTACATGCGTCGCTAACATGTTATACAGACAAAGCGAATAGAGGTGCACTTATGAGCGGGAAACCTAATCGCATGATGTCGGTGGACTTAGGCCGACGTTTCATGTTGGCCGAATCACCGTGGTTCGATGTCGACATGCGCGAATCCAGTGTCAAGATGGCGGAGCCCGCAAAGAGGAATCCGAGCACGGAGAAGGTCAAACACACCATCTGTATCCATGCGGTCAATGCCTTTAAAGCAAAGAGCAATGAAGCGGATGCAGACGGAGTATTGGAGTACATGTGGTTTACCTACGGGATGCTACCTTGCCAGTTTAAGCTTGATGGAAGGGTCATTGCGTGTTTGGTATCGATCCGTGGCATCTGCTGGGTCGATACCTTACCGTATCCGGTGGGTAATGCCGATGGCATGTATTACGGCTCTGTGATGCGACAAGTGGCTGGCGTTCTTCGTGATATTCGTCATCTGATCAAAAACGAATACAACCCTCCTGTTTAATCCATAAAAAGAGAATTGATTATGAACCACATTTTCCTGGCCGGCGAACACATTCTGGTGGCGTATGTAGAGGACGGTGAATACCCGCGCCCTGCCGGCAGTCATGACATGGGTGTGGTCGACATGACCAACTGGCCTGTGGACATCATGAGCATCAACCAGACGCAGTGTATGGTGTTTGCGGACCCGAACTTCATGACCACCATGGGCACGGGCTTTACCTCAAACGGCACACTGATTACCGGTGCGCTGGTCCTGCGTGACAACTACCTGTATCGTCACACGGTCGCCGAAGAGCTCGAGCAGATCGCTGAGTTCCCGCTGCCGTGGTACAACCTGTCACGCAACTGGTACGTCGCGAACTACGCCGGTGAGCTGTACGATGAGCTGACCACGGCGGTGCGTAAGGCTGACAACCTGAACGACACTAAGAAGTTCCAGGATGAACTGGGTGCGAAGATCATGTTGATCTTTAAGAAGTACAAAGCCCCGGTGAAATTCGTCTACAGCGTCAACACCCGTACCGGTGGTATGTCGCGCATGAACGCCAACCGTCTCAAAGACTTCAGCTAACAAGAAGCCGGCCTCCTACTTCGGTGGGAAGCTGGCTTTTTTATGCTGCATTATTTTTCAGATCTACATCACTCCGGTGTACAACCTCAGTAATAACAAACATAACTGCCTAAACGTATAAGCCCGTACTACGGAGATATTACATGTTAGAACACGCCGGCGATTACTTAATAGAACGTGCAGCACTGATCATCATCGGGAAATTCCTGATTAGCTTTACTTTTGTATTACTTTGCGAAAGAAACCAACACCAACCGTACTTCTATAAAACGGAAGTATTTTTAGGCAGTATTGTTATCGCAGCAATCCCCCTTCTGGGCCAAGTGGTGATGTATGTTGCCACAGCCTACATGTTACGTAAATACCCGTACGGGGTAATGCGTGCATGGCTCTGGCCGATAGAGTTGTATCGGTCACTCGTGAAGTCTTTTTCTCACCGTTACCCGTTTAGAAAACGAAGAGGTTAATATGTCTATTGTTGATAAGTTCAAGAACTGGAAACCCCAAAAGCAGCGTGAGTTGTTAGAAGAGTTGCTCATGATCCACGCCGGCACACCGTGTGAGCAACAGCTCTATGGGGAACTGCGTCCTGTGAACTTCGTGCAACATGAAAACCCGGAGAGTATTCATCTGGCGTATTGGACGCCGGTGTGTCTCCGTGAGAACATTTCGTATGAAACGCTGATGTCCGGTTCTATTGAAACGGGCTTTAACGGCATGGGTGAACACATAGGGAACACCCCGGCGCAACTGATTGAGGGTATTCGCTCTCAGGGTTGCTGGGCGTTTACCGACTACCAATCCCGTACCATGCACGTGTGGGTTAATGGGGAAGTGGATCAGCTCATGGTCATGCAAATGATCGCCAGTGAAGTGGGGCACTTAACCACCGACCGCTGGGACAACGAACAGCTGGAAGAACTGCGCACCTTCCAAATGGGCGTTGTGGCCAACCTGAGTCTGCAGCTGTTCAACCAGGTCATGGAAAACCGCGCGTCTAAGTTGGAAGGATAATCATCATGTCCGCGATGTACATCTTGATCGTGTTTGTGCCTTCGGTGTTTGTGGTGTTGCTCAGTAAAGCCCTGTTCCGTCACCACATCACCATGAAGGAGTGGTGTGTGCAAGCGGGTGCAGTGTTCGTCTCAACTCTGCTCATGTGGATGATCAGTCTCTTTGGTGGTTTAAGCTGGTCGTATGACACAGAAGTGTTAAACGGTTACGTGACCAGTAAAGCCCCGGTCGAAGTAACTTGCACACATGAGCATCAATGCGGTGAAACGTGCTGGAAAGATAAAGACGGTAAACGACACTGCAAGCCGAAGTATTGTAAAGACCATGCTTACGACGTCGATTGGGATGTCCGCACAACGGTGGGTACGGCAACCATCAGTCGTGTGGATAAACGCGGACTGATTGAACCTCCTCGTTTTACGCAAGCAAAAATTGGCGAGCCAGCGGCTAACGTCGGTTTTGGTAAAAACTACATGTTGATCGATTCGGAACACTTCCATACCTCCGAGGCCATTATGGAGAAGTATAAGAATGTGTTGCCGGACTACCCGCGCATTACGGATTATTACCGTATCAACCGGGTGATCAATGACACGCAACAAGACTACAGCTGGATCAACACGTATCTCAATGACCAACTCCGTTTGCTGGGTAAAGCGAAACAGTTGAACATTGTCGTGGTGGTGACCAAGAACCCGTATGACTATTATACGGCTATTCGTCAACACTGGTCCGGTACCAAACGCAACGACGTGCAACTCTATTACGGCGTCGATGCAGAAGGGAACATTACGTGGTTTAAGGCCGACTCTTTTGCAGACGGCCAGTCGAATAACGTGATGCTCGATATGTTGCGCACCCCAACCCTGCAGGCGAAGTTAACACCGGCGGTGGTCGAAGAACAAGTTGGCATTATCAAAGACAAGTTTGTGCGTCTGCATAATGAACAACTGGCTTACCTGAAAGAACAGTGGTCACCGTCGATCGGGTTTATTGTGTTCCTGACTCTCTTTAACCTCATCATCACTTGCGGTATCGCCTTTGCGTTTATCCGGGAAGATGCGGGTGAATTTGAATTTATTAAACGTAACGCTCATTAATAAGGATAAGTATGTCACACGTAGAATCAGCGCCTCAAAAGAAAGGTTCCGCTGTTGCCATCATTGGCATCACGGTAGGTATCATCGTCGTTCTTTGTCTGCTGGTTGCAGGCATTGGTGTGATGTCGTACTTCAGTGCAGCGAACAAAGGTAACCAGGCAGAGAACCGGATTGATGAGATCCGTCAGAACTCGGCCAGTAACCTCTCCAACCTCACAATGCGCATACAGGAAATGGCGCAGGTACCAGACATGGCGGTGGGTCATTTGAAGGAATTGATTCAGGCGCAGATGTCGGGGCGTTACGGCGCTGATGGGTCTAAGGCCGTGGTGCAGTTCCTGAAAGAGCAGAACGTGTCGGTTGACCAGCGTATGTATCTGAACATCCAATCCGAGATCTCCGGTGGGCGTAAAGAGTTTGAGATTACGCAGAACCGTTTGATGGGACAGTGTCGTAGCTATAAGGACGAACTGGGCAATGCCTGGAGCGGCTTCTGGTTACGTCTGGCAGGTTATCCTAAGGGTGATCTGAAAGAGCTGTGCCGTGCGGTAACCGACGCTAAGACGGACTCGGCGTTCTCAACTGGTCAGCAGACCAAAATCAGTCTGAAGTAAGTGTTGCGATAATAAAAATAGAGAGGAGGGAAACTTCCTCTCTTTATACCCGTTGACTTGTAAGGAGTAGTAAATTATGGCTGGTAGTTACATGACGATTGTTCACCGTTGCATGAGTGTTATCACTAACCAACCGGGTGGCGTCACCTGGGCACGTTTGCTGGAACGCGTAGACATATTAAGCAAAGCCTCCAACCGTGAAAAGGTTCGGGTCTTTCAACATTTAAAAGAGAAGAACGTTGTATGGAACAATCAAGCTGACGACATGTCAGACACCTTATTCATGCTCGCCTCTGAAGCACCTGCTGAGGAAGTAGCCGAAACCGGTACGACCACTGTTTCGACTACGGCTAACGCAAAGAAATCCCGTATGGAAAAGTTCCAGAACCTCGCCAGCGGTAAAACAACACCTCCGACCCCTCCTGCTGTATCTGAACCTGTAACCAAGAAGGAAACACCTGTGGCGCAATCAACCTCTGCTAAGTCCGATATCTTTGAAGGCAACTCGTTCTACAATGAAGACGAAGTCATGACAGAGATGGCCTGGCATGTGTTACAGGCCGGTGATCACGGTTTATCTCTGACCGCATTGCGTATGTCGGTGCCAGAGTATTCGGACAGCAGCGATGAAGATCGTATCTACCTGATCAACACCATGCGTCAACGCTACAACATCGGCTTCTACGAGCGTCTGATCCCTAATGACAACGAGGGTCGTACTGTTAAAGTGCTGGCTGTGCGTGTCGGTGGTGCGAACAGCATCGAACGGTCTGACTGGTTCATCAAACAGAACCGTGGTTTGTATAACCGTCCGGCAGCTGCACAGGAAGGGGAACTGAAGACCAACGTGGCTAAGTTTGGCGCCGTGGGTAATAGTGCGATGGCCGATGCATTGGCGGGGATCAAAGCAATCGCCACCTTCAACGACAACTCCGGGAAAGAGCCGGATGAGTTCGATGAAGATGACAACGACTCGTTCATGGAAACCGAAGGCACGCTGCCAGCGCCTAAGGTAGAACCGATTCAACCGACCAACGTGGTCTCCATGAAAGAAGCCATGTCAGCACCGGCTAAACCTACTGAGCCAGTTTCTCGTCACGGCGCGGTGGATCACTCATCTGAATCAGCACATGCTCCGGTACCAGCTGAACCTGCTAAACCGTCGGTCACTCCTGAAGCGGTTAGCAGCACGGCAGATACCCTGCGTCTGATTGCTGATCAACTGGAACGTCAAGCGGCAAACAGTAAAGTGATGTTTGAACGTAAAGCGCGCTTCGACGCATTAATGGCCCAGGCTCGCAATAGCGCACAGGCTATTCAGTCGATGGTCGATAACCACAACACGTTGCTGGATAATCTGCAACAGGCGGCTGACGATTTAACGTCACTGTAAATCAGGAGCGTTTATGACTCACCCATTACTTGTTGACACACCCGATCCACAGGTATTGCGTATGCTGGCTCAAGCACTCGATGAGCAGCGTAACATACCTGAACAGGAACGGCAGATTGAAGAGGGGCTTCGTCACCTGGAACAACAACTGCAGTCTTCGGCTACAGCGTTGGAACAGGCTATCATCAATCACCAGAAGATTCTGGATGAACTGCAGTTGGCTGCGGATGAACTCATGGGAACGTTTGACCACGAGATTCACAAACAGACAGTAGGTGGTGAATTCATTATCGATAACGTGATTGTTCAGATCGAAGTCGAGTTTGAAGTCCTGACGCGGATGGGTAACCCTATTCGTGCCATTAACAGCATTGTGTTAAAGCGTGGCAAAGAACGCCTTGACATTGTATCAATGAACAGCGGGACACTATTAGTATACGAAGACCGTGAACTTCTGATGGACATTGCCATTCGCTCATTGGAAGGCAACACTGCAGAAGATGCACTGCGTTTCGTCATGACTGCGGTCGAACGCTGGACACTGGAGCATCGTCACGACAACCACTACGACTTGGTGATCAAGTTGTTGCTGAAGTGTCAGGTGATTGTGCACCCAGAAGAAAAGATCATTCAAGAAACCCCACCTGCTGAACCGGTGGCTGAAGAACCTAAACCCGTTGCTACCCGTGCCCCACATACCCGGACGTACACGCCTCATGGAACCACGTTCTGGCGTGAAGGCTTCTACCGCACCAGTCGTAACGGTGTGCGTCACTGGGTTACTGGCCACTGGATTACTCGTTAATAAGGAAAGTCTGTGACAACTAAAACTGTAAACACTGATGCGATGTTAAACATGAAAGAAGTGGCTGATGCTTTAGGTATCGGTCAGAAAGCCTTGCGTGTCCGTCTGAGCAAAGGCAAGTTCCCAGAACCAACAGCCCGCAAAGGCGCTGAACTCTTCTGGTCGGCGAACAGTCTGCGTGGGTTTGTTGCACCCACTCAACGTGTGCTGGATGCGATCAATAATGAGTTCGATGAAGACGTCCAGTTCTAAGACGGCATAAGGAGTAGGGGTTCGCCCCCTACTCTTTTTTTTTTGATCATGGAAGTTTCATACCTACATTACTAATGTGTTCACTCACCGACATCGCTTTGATGTCATTCAATCATTCAAGGGAGCATTGGGCTGCCCGAGGAGATTATCATGCATGTATTAGAAAAAGGCACGGCCGAATTAAAGGGCAACAGTTTCAGTCTTATTTTGGGTGGAGGCGAAGGCGGTGTGACTGACCTGCTCGACCTGAAGATGAAAGTGCAGCGTAACACGGTTGCCAAGTTCCTGGACATGCTGCCGGTACTGATTCATCGTCGTTACTGGAAAATGGATAAGATCAAATTCCACATTGACACCCCGGTTGACATGTGTCACATGATCAAAGGTGAAACACCCCGTCGGGATGAAACCATTGAGCTCTCATCCAGCCGCCTGGAAGTGTCTGTGGACGGTAACGACATGATCTGCTCCATCAAAGGGTATCCGTTTGCCGTTAAGCTTCATGTGGATGATTACGTCAAACGTGTGACCGAAGTCTACGCTGAACTCAATAAGGCAGAGATCTTCGTGGTGAAGCCGTTCATCGCCACCGCCACCAAAGGCAGTGAAGGGGTGAAAGGCTGTGGTCTGAACTTGCCAGGGTTTTATCCGGGTTGGTTAATGGCAGTGGTACGTAATAAAACGTGTCTGATTTCGCATTACACCCGCAGCGGCCAAGTGCACAGTAAGTATCGCCAGTACAAAGGGAGCTTACCCACCAAGACGCTGACACTGCTTGACGGTACGTGGGAGTTGAGTCGGACCGCCATGTTCGATGAAACCAAGATTTACGAATTAGCTGAAGAGTTTAGCTTTTAATCCATTTTAAATAGGAGGGGGTGTCCCCCTCTTTTAAGGAAACCACAACATGTCTGAACAACAGATCGACTTACTGCATGATGATGACGTTGAGTTCGAACCGGTCGTCATTTACAAACCCCGCATTCTTAACAAAATCAACATTGCGATCACCACCCAACACTTTGGGGTAAAGCGTTATTCCATTGATTTCAATCGCTACCTGTCATCGATCTTCCAGACCCATCCTGACAAGTACCGTTACATCTCTGTTAAGAACATTCCGATTAAGCAGCGTCTTGATGCCGACGCCACATTAACTGGAAATGTCTCACTGTATCTCGAATACAATGAACACGGTTTTGTTGTGATCACCGCGATGCTCACGGATTATTCGTTTGAACCAACTGATCCATTTACGTTTGTGTCATTCGATAACATCTTGGATATC